CTCTTCTCTTAGATTTTCATAGATTTTATCGAATATAACTTTATATTCATAATGATATTTAAGGTTTTTGATGTGAGTGTCACTAATGTGTGCTATTTTATACATTTTATTTCTCTTATATAGCGCCTAGGCGGTTTAAAATGAAGTCGTATTCATCAGGCACGATGGCATTTGCGATTCTTTCGTCAACTTCTGATTTGGGCATTTCAGCGATATCCTCAAACCCTGTAGTGTTAACAACTGAATGGCGGATATTATACTTTCTAAAAAGTGCTATGATTTTTTCTAATTTAAAGTTGGCATCTTCATCTAAGGCTAGATATACCTGCGAATTATTTTTTGCGATTTCTTTGAATAGCTTGTGCTTTCTCGAAAGGGTTGAGCCTAGCAGAGGGACAGCGTTGTCACCTATGCTGATTGCGTCAAAGACTCCTTCGACCAAATAAATCGGCCTTGACCAATCAATAATCAGTTCGTTAAAAATAATCTCATTTTTTGGAACTTCTGGCTTTCGATATTTAATTCTTTCTCCGACATAAGTTCTAGCTTCAAAGAAATTTATATCCCCGTCGAGGTCAAACGAAGGTATGATAATCCTATTCTCATAGGCCCCATGTGAACAATAGCCGATTCGCCACTTCTTAATGTCTTCTTGCGCAATTCCCCTAGACTTCAAATACCTTAGTGGCATGATAGAAGTATAAGGTAGGTTATCGTTGCATAATGAAATAAATTCGCTAGGAAGAGTTATCTTGTATTCTTTTTTTTCTGGCTTATTAAAAAGAGCAACTATCTCAGCGTCAGTTTCTGTTAATGAGGCTGTGTCGTCAACAGCTACCCACCTCTTTATATCTTCTAAACTACCGAACCTTTTAACTAGCTGGAAAACCTTTAAGCCAGATTTATCACAAACCCAACACTTCCATGCATTTTTTATAAAGTTTACTGATAACTTTCTTTTTTGATGTTTGCAGTAGGGGCAGTGAAAAAGGTGCTCATCGCCCCTTTTAGTAAAGCTGCCCAATATTATTTTTAAGATGTCTGCTTTTTCCAAATCGAATACCCTGCTTTAGCGATAACCCAACTATCAGCCATGTCATAATAATGCTGCTTGGGGTTTCCGTGCCGAGTATATTGTACTTCAAAACAAGGCTCCTTGTCAAGAACGTGGTCCAAGATCAATTTCTTTGTATTTGACCCTCTTGGGATTTTTATTCCTAAAGTCGATCGTGCTTTGGCTGAGCTTATGTGAACAGGCTCGATACCGAACATTTCAAGGCAAATCCAACTCACAATGCCATTGAAACTTTGGAGCTTCGCCATTGTCTTAGCAGATGATCCTCCTGACTTAAAGAATGTGAAAGGTTCCTCTATATACACAAGTTTTATATCGTAGCGTTCAGCAAGAACTGTAAGAGTGTCTTTAATCCTTGCGCACTTCTTGAAGAACCGTTTTTCATTCTTCATTATAACTGGAAACGTCTCTACTAGTTTTCCCGATTCGTCTATCACCGTGAATCCCGTGACAGAAGTTGATACATCTAAGCCTAATAACATTATAAATCCAATTTGAGTTTAAAAGTATAATCTCTTTCTGGAGTTTTTTTAACAGGATTTGCAAGCTTGGCGATACCCACTATATCTCCGTCTGCGTCGTATAGGCTGATTGTCGTAATAAAAGTCTGCGGTTCATAACTCGCTGAGTTGTTGTTAAATGAGCTTGAAATTGTATTCTTTATTTGTATTCCTTTGTTTTCAATAAAAGAGTTTGAACTAGTAACGGAAACATATGAATCTTTGTAAGAGTCGGTCGAGGGTAGTGTATCCTTTTTTAGAAATGTCCGATTATTCGACCAATTCAATTCATTCTTCTTAGCATGAGCGAAACATAGTAATGATGGTATCTCATGGACTCCTTCAAACTCTAACTGGTATGAAGAGCTAGTAGGCCCATAACTAGAAGAAGGATCGGTAGAGGATGTCACGAAGGATTGATAAGCTGCAAAGTGAGCCCATGATGACGTAGCTATATAGCTGGCACTAGGGAACAAAGACTCGTTCTTAGCCCCCGAGGTCGATGGGCTAAGATAGCCATCTGTAAGCGAGTGCAGATTATAACTCCCTGTTATTAAAATTGCACCCTCGCTATACAGGATGATACCAAGGTCTGCGCCAGTATTCGAACCGGTTGTCTCATACAAGACACCGTCGCCGTAAATATCGCTAGCTTCAGCCAGCAAAGACCCGGTATAATAAAACCTTAACTTTACGGAAGTCGGCTTTATTTTTCGACCGTAAAATAGATTAGGGATCTGAATTAGGTTTATGTAATCTGGCACCATCTCAATGGTGTTCCCGTAGCCACCATTATTATTCATATACGATTGTGTAATATTGTTATCGTAACTGACAAAATTACTATAATCAAACTTAGGAGAATAGGTCTTATACCAATCAATAGTATTTCTCAAAGATATAATCTTGAAGGCTGACCTTGCCTCCATTACACCCGGAATGCCGGGAGTCTCGAAACGATTAGTGGCGTCTTCAAGGGAAGAGGAAAAGTACTCTTTTACCAGCACGTTTCTTGCAATAGTAGTCTTCAAGGGTAAAGAAAAATCCAAGTCTTCAATATCTTTCTGCGAGCTAGAGTTTGGGGCTCCGGCGACCGAGTTTGCTAATTGGACATAGCCCTTTCCCAAACTGGGAACAGAAACATAAGGCGCCGATAAATATGTAGAGTTGACGTATAGGTCGAAGATAGACTGAGAAGGGCCGCTAAATGATCTGTCTTCGGGTTGAGTAGAATTTATGTAAGCGTTGTTAAGATAGAAGTCAACGATGAACTTTGGGTTAGTTACCGTGTAATTGACAAACTTGTCATCATCTTTAAACTCAAATCTTGGCATATCATATTCTTAGTAATCTAGTCGAACTCTTAAAGTGAACTCAGTACTTGGATCTTTCTGTAACGGTTCAGATAGTTTTGCTACAGCCAATACATCACCTACTTCATCGGCCAACGCAACAGTTGTTATGTATGTAACTGGAGTGTCTGACTGAGCAGTCTTGGTCCTATTCTTTGAATTAGAATCTGTGTACGTTGGATTGCTGCTAAAATTAAACTCATTGGCATTCGCTCTGCAAAAATAAATTGTTGAGTTAATTTCAGTTGTGTTCTGTAAGGATAAGTCAATAATCCTTCTTCTAAATTGCTCTGTGTAAACTTGAATCGAAGAAGACACTACTACATCATCCGAATCCGAACCTGATCCTCCTGATCCTGAGAAGCTAGTTGTTGAAGCAAAGACACGATCTGCGCTGAGAACAACAAATCCTAAATCATAAAAGATCTGGCCTACATTAGCACCGGAACCATTCTTTAGGTAACTGGCTTGACCACCAAAATACTCTGTTATTTCATCTGACGAGGTAGCATGACTATCCGTAATCGTCAGCGAAGAAGATGCAACCGAAGAGGCAGGGCCTGTACCAATCTGGATACTAAAATATCCGGGCTGGATCTGATCTTTGGTCAGGAGCCTTGAATAGTTAATAAAAATTGCATCTTCGATGGTCGAAGAAGCTGTGGCTGAGTTTAATGAGCCGCTAACGTCGAATAAATACAAATTACCCGACTGATCTCTGCCCATAGATACTTGAGCCATGCTGTTATAGATCTGAGTCTTTTTAGACTGTTCAGATTCGATAGACGAATAAAGACCACCCAAAGAGCTATAGCCCAATGTCAAGTCAAAAATATGGTTAGCTGACGAGCTTAGATAAGGGTAGTCATATACTCTCTGGAATCGTCCATGTGAAGGGTTCTTAACGTTCTCATCGTCTGGAAAAGTTCCATAGGTGCCGCTTAATATTGAACCAGTAATTGAAACGTACTCGTGAAGGACTATTTTTTGATTAGTATTGACATCTTTATTTTGATCTAGTGTCTTGTAAATTTGAGCCATTATGTTCTCCGTTAATCTCCGTTATGAGCCAATACCGTTACACGAAACGACAATCTAGCACCTGTCTGTAGACCCTGAACTGTTACTTCCGTTACTTTAATTTGTCCTACGTCCGATGTTGGATTTGTCGAAGCACCCAAAACACTAAAAGCGCTGGAAAGAGTCGTAAACCCAATATTACTTCTCGCACCTTGCGAAGCTTGAACTTGAGGTGCTACCTTTAAGTTAAGGGCTAGCCGGTCGCCTCGGGCTCCTGCCAAATCAGAATCTGATTTTGCGGCATTGGGAACGCCGGGGAAGTGCCTTGGCGTGGTCTGCTTTGTAACAATATAGGTGGCTAAATTTTCCCCATTTGTATTAGCTTGGCTAAAAGGCGCCTCTGAGCCATCCGGCTCTAAGATTCTTAATAAACGGTGATCTACAGTTATTGCAAAAGACGTGTTATTGAGTTCGTCTGGAAGTTTATCCTGCCATGTAAGATTGTCGGCATTGGGCTGAGCTATGCCTTGATCAAGTCTGATTGTAAACTCTGACCTTGCTGATTCTGCAATGCTAACACCATTCAGCACTCCGTCAGTTGGGAATGTAGAAAAAGCATCGACGGCTGTTTGAGTAGCCAACAGTACATATGTGTTTGTATACCCAGAGTCAGTATTTAAAGGCTGGCCGAGCCTGCCACTTGTTAAAAGTTCTAGGCCGGGCAGATACAAGGGGTTGTAGTTCGCAACTGAAAAAAGAGCGTGTTTCACCCCAACCTTGGCGTCGGTGCTGGCCTGAAGTACGGGTGTTAGCAAAATATCTTTACCTGCATATGCTGATCCTGACGGGTCGTTTGCATTGTACAGGCTGTAATCTATTTCGTCGTCCCCTAAATAAAACCTTGAAATTTTAAATGAACCATTGCCCTGAGCCAGCTTTCGTCTGCCGACCTCGGTTAGCACAGCGTCTAAAATTATATCCCCAGTGTTATCTAAAAATGCCATATCTTTTCCTCAATCCGTATAGTAAATAGTGCTACTTTCTCTTATGAGTCGAAAATTAGAACCGACCCTTCCTTTTTTGAATCCGATTTCTTTTTTATGAAAAGAACATTCATATCAATCTTCTTGCCAGTCTTCTTGGATGTAATCCTGATTTTAAATTTTGGCTTTACTGAGTGTCCTGTAGGAAGATTGGTAGAGTTGATATTATCTTCCTCTGTCCCAAACACCGATTTGTCAAGGTGCCCTAAGTCTAGCTGATTATTGATCAGGTTAGGCGCTCTCTGCAAAAATGCAGGCTTTAGCCTAAAGTGCTTTCTAAACTCCAAGTGCTCTTTCATTTTTTTCTCACTTGGAACATATAAAGATATAGATGGGATAACTACTCCATTATCGTCTACCAATTCTATTTGGTAGATAGAAGTAAAATCCGAAAACTCTTTAGAGAACTTGCCATAAGAGCGGGCCCGGACATAATACTTTTTGTTGGGCTCTATTGTTAAATCGGTGCTCGATGCTGGGGCCTCTATTTCTAAGATGAAGGCATTACTAAATCTAGGCTCCTCTGATACCTCTAGTTCAAACCTACCTATCTTATCAATGCCGTCAGCCAATACTTTACCGGTTGAATCTGTCAATTCTCCTAATCCTTTCTGAACCAGAACTCTAACCTTGTTATTAATTTTAGATAGTCCATAGAAAGATAGCAAAGGCGCCAATGGCGGCAGAATTTCCACCTTGATGACCTCAGAACTATCCAATAATGGCACCTCGTAAGCATAATAAGGAGTTATATCTTCGGGCACTTTAGAAAAGTTAAAGTCATAGTCGATCACTTCATTGGGGATCTCTTTGAGAAGATCAATATAAATTGTAAAATCTAAACCAGCTTTATCTTTATCGTCTAAGTTGCCATTGGCAATATCTGATGGCTTAGAAAAATCTATAAACCCATACATTCTTTTTGTAAGATAATTCTTTTTCTCCTCGCCTGTTAGTGCAGAATAGTCATCGTATATGTTGACGCCAACGACATTAGTTTCGAAAGAGTTGAAAAGCACATCTATGGGCCCAATATCAATTGGGTCGGAGCCGGCGAAACTTAACGGGCGGCTTGGTGCCGGGGAACTGACCTCATACAAGGGGCTCAAGTTTTTATAGTGAATTCTATATTTCAAATTCCTTGATACTAAATTTAAATACGGAGCATAGCTATACGAATTAGAAATTTTTACTCTATTGTCCAAATAAGACTCTTTTATGAAAGCTAATTGATCTGTAAAACTAAATTTTACGCTCTCTACATGACTGTCACTCTCTCCACCCGACTTTTTAAGAGTTATACCCGTCTGGTAGTATCTTTGCACTAAAGAGTATTTTAGTTCGCCTAGTTTGTAAAAACTATTAGCATATATTTCTTGGTACGGCGTAAAGTCCATGCTGGCGGTGGAGAAGGGCAGCGCCAACTTTTCAGCCGCTGACAATTCAGCCAAATAGTAGTCTTTTACTTTGTCTTTCGCCACTAAATTAGATTGATTAACAAGCGGCCCTGTAATTTCGTAGCTGATATGATTAGGCTTGTAAAAAAGGGCATTTCTTGACATATCATAAGAAAAAGATACTGTCGAAAACACTTGTCTTGCTGGCAAACTTGGAACTTCTTGGCCTGTTAAATATATGTTATCGGCTTCAAAATCATAAGTGCAACCGTTGGAAAGATTGTACAAGCTGGCAATACTTCTTTCGCTGACCTCACTCTTTTTGTCTTCACACTCGAATGAGGGAGAGGATGTAAAAACTCCAAAGCTCCCAAGTTCTCCGTAGATTAAAGGATAGTCGGTATATTCCTTGCCAACAAATACTCGCTGGCTGCCGAAGATGTTGCCGATAAACCCTATTGCCTGCTCTACTCCATAGTCCTTCGTGATTACCAGATCTTCCAATACTTTTTCTTCAGGTGTTGGCAAGCTAGGATATAATTTCTTCGCCTGCATGAATCTGTCGTGCGCAAGGGATATTTTATATTGCGAGTTACTAAATCTCGTTGGGTCGGAATCTAGTGTGTCAACGTTAAAGGCGATCTTTGCTGAGTGCTTTATTATTGAATAAGCGAGTAGCTTTTTCAAGCCAATCTGCTTATCACTGGAAAGGTCTTTCTTAGTCAAGCCAAGACTGGTTATCCAGCTAGCCATTTTCCAGTCCGACTCTTTGTTGTCGAAATACTTATGGGCATCAGCATTTGTATCGAAGATACTAGGCTCTAAAATAAAATGGTTCTTGCTCAGGGAAATAATAAACGCTGCCTTAAGATATTCTAAAATATTTGACTTCTTTTTAAACAGGTTATCAAAAAGGACATAGGCTCCATTGAAATAGGCTTCATTGCTCTGAAACATCTCAACAACAAAACGGGCGTCCGAAATGATCCTGTAATCGTACAGGGCCTTGTTTATGGTTGAAGTAGTAAACTGAGTTTGCGGAGTTTGCGGCGCTGAGGAGGGACTAGTGTCCGCCACTGCGCCATCAACGTTAATTTCATCACTCATCTGCCCGGACGGCGAGGAGGAAGGGACCGCTGATGGGTCATCAAGGCTAGCTTGCGTACCTTTTTTTGTCAATTCTTCTAAAGAGTAATTAGGCATATTATTCACTTGACAAGAAAAACTTGTTCTCTATTAGATCTGAGCCATCCACTCTAAATAAGTAGGAAAGGTCGTTTTTAATTATATCATCTAATACTTCATTAGTTAATGGCTTCCAAAAGTTTGTTTTTGAAGAGCTGTGGAAACCCGCCAAATAAGAGATTTTTGCTGGTACTAGTTTTTCTGTCTTAAAAACCTCTGTCTTACGGTTGTTTAGGGAAGTTTGAGTAACTGCTTCCTCGACAGCGCAAAGGCCTATATTGACCCGTTCAGCTAATTTCTCTACTAATGTTCCTACGGAGCGGGTTCTAACTTGAAGACTCCCCTCTATGGAAGTCCTTGGCGGAATTTTAGAAACTGTAGTCGTCAGTCTGTTTTCGCTCAAAAATGCAACATTTGGCAAATCTGACAATGGGAGTCTTGATAAGGTTCTTGATTCGATAAAAGGCGCCGTTGTCTGCTCTTTTGAAGCGTTCTTTCTAATATTATCAAGTACTATTTCTTGCTCCATAAATCTAGAAAGGTTGTAAGTCGAGGAATTAGACCCGTACAGATTAACCTGATTCAGTAGGCCGTTGTTGAGGTTGTGGATTAGCGACCTCAAAGAAGATGCAATTCTTTCAAGAATCTCTGCATCTATGTCTGTCTCTTGGTTTGCCAATCTATAAAGCAGACCTATATCTTCTGACGATAGACCTTGTTGGTCTGCTACGGAGAGTAGATCAGACAAGGCGTCTATGGCGGTGTCTAGTTGTAGCGCCAGAGTGGATGATGACTCGATATCCGTGATCATATTTGCAAAAGAACTGACCTTGGTCAGGGCATTCGACAGTATCAGCGGCGTCAAATCTTCAATCGAAATTCTAAGACGATACTGATAACTCTGGCCCCTGTACACTTGGCTATCTTTGAAGCCATAAAATTTATAGGCTTTATCATAGTTCAGCTTTAAAGGTTCTAGTTTGACCTCTAAAGAGTCCGATTCTAGTGGGTGAGACAAGTCCGTCAGCACGACAGAACGACTCAAGTGTACTTCTCGTAGCATCTCTTCTAATCGATTCGGATTTATCAAACTTTTATACTTTACCAGCTCCGCTATTAAAGCTTCTGCATTTAAAACAACGGCTCCCTCGATATAGCCTTTCGCAGAAGAACAAATAAAAGAATCAACATGGGCATTAATTCCTTTAAGACTGAATTCTTCCGTGGTGTTTTTAGAGTCAGGAGAAGTAAGTGGTGTTCTTAAGTCTATTATCCTGTTGCTAACCACCTTGCCGGATCTCAATAATTCTACGCCATACACGTCAACTTCAAAATCGCCTTCTGTTATTACGATAAGATAGGCATCATCCTTTAGATTGACAATCGGAAACTCGGCGTATTCTAAATCTTTCCTTGATAAGTGCAACTGCAAACTATCATCGACAGTAAGAAACGGGTCTCTACTTTTTATCTCACCATAAAAGAATGTATCTCTAAAATTGAAAGTTTTAATAAATTGCCGAAACGAAGCGCAAGATTTTTTACCAGTACACACGCCAAGGCGAACTTTAGGTTTGTCGGTGTTTAGGTTTTTAATGACAATCTTGTTATCGTAGAGAGTGATCTTCCGATAATCTACTCGGCCCGATCTAGTATTGGAAAAGTTGTCTGGCACGACGTTTGTGTTCCGAACAAATATATCTCTCATTTTAACACTCGCTATCGCTTTCAATGAATTCCGGGCCTACCAATTGCTCGTAATCAACAAGTTCATCTTGGCCATCAGAATCTAAAACTGCATCAAAGTAGTAGTAGAAATTATTCTCGTCTATTGCCTCGGATAAATCAAAACTCAATTGCTTTAGTTTCGGCATATTGGGATTCGTGCTGTAGTCGTACTCAAATGCTTCAATCGTAAAATTATCATTAGTGTCTATAGAATTTTCTTCTTTTAAGCGGATTAAGAAGTCCATTGAGGATTTGTATAAATAAAGCTTGCCTAGTTCAGAATTGTTAATCTCATACACACAGACCATATCAAGCTGTGGTATCTCATTGTAACTTCCTGACTTTAAATTGCTTTCCAGTGGGACATATTGCACTGAACCTGTCATTTCCCCCTGAAGCATTTCAAGTTCGAATCTTGGCCTCGATTGAGTTTTGGAGTCATATGTTCCTATTTCTGGGAGATAATGTTCTCCGAGGGGCACAGTGCTGTCCTTACCTAAAATAACTCCGAGGGGCACAGTGCTGTACTTACCTAAAACAACATTGTCTAGCACATGCGATTTGAGACACACAGAGTCTTTAATTCTCTGGTGCGTTTCATTTTGTAATTCTGATAAACCCCCGTCAAAGCCTATATCGTAAGATATGGCATCGTCATGAAACTTATAATAAGCGGGGCTTAGCTTTCCAGCAGCGAGCTTTTCTTTGCCCTTTCTAGTAAGCACTATGTCGAGCACTTCTTCTTTTTTATCAAAAAATTCCATACAGAATAATTAGTTGCCCGTCTCGAAGTCGAAGCTGACTCCCAGCTTTACCCCTTCTGTGATTGAAAAATGGTCGTATGGGTAGTTGTAGTTGTACTCTAAATCTGGTAAAGACCCTTTGTCTTTTAATACCAATTGTGTTTGGCGCTCATACTCTTTGAAATAGTTGCTTGGAGCCTTTTTCTTGATTTTAAATAGTTTCCATCTAGTCCCCTTTTTGAGGCCAGAACTAAAAACGTCTGATATCCTATGTTTAATTCGTGACTTGTAAAACAAAGGATCTTCGTTAGTTTTGCTAGGGGCAACACCTTGCCAAATATCCGATAGATCAGATGCTGACACTTTCATGGAGTTTTCGAAAATATAAAAAACCACTGGGCCAAGAGTATCCTTGAAGTCTCTCTTGTTTTTATAGCAGCTTACCCAATCATATGAGGGGATCATATTGTACTTGCCCATAAGCTTGACTTGCCTTCTGATAAAGGAGTCGGCGTTGTCGGGCCCCAATTTACCGTCGCTAAAGAGAGCGGCTTCCCTTGCGGCGGTGGATTCGTCATGATAGTAATACTCTTCTTCTCCGCACTCATTAATGTAAAAGGGCACTGCGACGATGGCCTCTTCTAGATTTTTATTTTCTGGCAACTTTCCTACATCATCTTTTAGTATATTAAAATTAAGAGCTTTTGCTAGCGACCCTGTTGTATCAGTATCGATGGTCGCTCTTGTGGCTCCATACACATCCCTTGTTTCTTCAATTTTCAACCAAAGACCTTTATCTCCCGCAGGTAAAGAGCCATACTGGCTCCATAATTGCTGTTCTGCGTTTGTATCTACCGACCCGGACCTATAAGGAGTCACTGACGTGAAATCAAGCACAGGGCATTCGAACTTAGTAGCGACCGCCAAGCGACCTGTTCTAGTCTTATTCAGTATGTTGATAGAATCCTTAAGGGGCATGAATTTCGTAAAATCTTGATCAGGGTTAATACTATTATCTGCTAGATTATAGTTTATGTATTCAACACTAATATTAGAAAGAATATCTTCGGCTGTGAATCTAGCTGAAGCAAATTTCTCTGGATTGCTGGATGCAATATATGAAGGGTCAAACGTCACCCTTGCAATTCCCTTTCCAAGATTATAAGCGCTTACTGGATTATCAAAAGGGTTTATCGTATCGTAGTACGCTCCCGAAGCAAGATTTCCTATCGAGAAATAAGGTGGCGCATAATTGTAATAAGGACTTTGACCATAATATGCAATATTGCTTGTGTTTATGACTCCATTTTTTTCTAGCACAACATCCATCATAAACTTTTTAATGCCAGACGATGACGATAGCTCTCCTTGAGACGAAAAATCGAATACCTCATCTTTTGATATGACTGAGGAAATCTTATCGATAAAGAAGCCAACAACGCCTGCGTGATACTGGCTGGACATGTAATCAAAAGACCTATCTGTTGGGCTTGGGACCAGCGAAGCGGTCGCATCATTCCCGAATGTATCATATATTTTTGCTTTACCATCTATCTCATTGATCGAACCGCTAATTGAGCCTATGAAGTGCGACGGCTCAATAATGCTTTCAAATGGAAAAGACCCCGATGTCTTAACCGTGCCGGCGTCTACTATAGCAGGATACGAAACAGCAACTCCTGCCTTGACAGTGTTAAAGAAGATTCCCGGTGCAAAATAATTGTCCAGAAGCACCTGTGCCTTCAAATTTGTACCGGCAGTACCCTGTAGGATACTGATGTCGCCATCAACATATTTTTCTAAAAACTTTGTCGCTAATTTCCTAGAATAGTTTTGAACATAAAGGTCGTCTTCTGGCAAGAACTTAATCAAAGAATCTAGTTCTAGTTCGATGTAGTCTGGATCTCCAAATTTCTCCACAACCTCATCATAATCTCCAAAATCCTCTGAATGTGCGAATAATTCTAAAAACTTGGTTTGAGGGTTGAGGCTTGAAGTCGCATCAATATTTTCGTTTTTAAGTTCCAACTTGTATAGGTCATGCAAGTCTTTTTCGAAAAAGCTTTTCCTGTTCTCGATTGCATAGTCTACATAGCTTGAAATCTTGAATTCGGGTACAATAGAGTATCCTTTATTGTAGATTCTTAGATTCTGAGACCAAGCAGCATAAGAGTCGGAAAACGGGCCTCGACCTGATTCTGTCTGGACTCTATTATCGGGAAGAATGCCGGTTTCAGTGTTGAATACATAAGCCGGCGATAAAGGTCCAGTACCAGTTCTGTTAACAGGAGTTTGCATCAAAGAGCCGCTAACACCATCCAAAGCATAATAATCGGTTGGCCAAATAGAATTGGCATACCGGGGCGATGGACTTAAGTTATCAAAAGATCCAGTAAATATATAAGCCGGGGTGTTTCTCTGAGATTGGGAATCTTTCCAAAGAAACCCATAGTAATCAGAGCCATCATATTCTCTTGATCGTATTACTTTTCTACCAACATTGTCATTTTTTGGAAAAACTGGTATATGATACTTTATAGCCGATGGCTCAACTCCGTATTTTTCAAGCTGAAGTAGGTCTTTTTTGTCCATCGATACTTGATAGCCAAATTTCTTATTTGAATTTTCCAGACCAGTAAGGCCTGACGAGGACGAGTAATATACATTAGCAGCAAATCCACTAGTCTCGTTTCCATGAGAAATTTCAAAATACCTGCTTCCAGAGTCTATAAACACCGAAGAGGGTTTCTGGTTCATTCCAACTGCTAATTCATTAGAACTAAACACTTCATTGTTCTGGACATCAAATAGCTGATATTTTTTGTTTAGTCTTTTATGTGGTTTTTCGTGGATATCTATGATCCTCCACATTGGAGCTTCATGTGCCCCTTCTCGATTTAAAAGATTTGTATTCAAGTCAAATCGAGAATCGTCCAAAGTGTCCTGCTTTATTAGAACAGAGCCGTCGGCTTGACGAGTTATATTAACCAGTGTTGATTCTTCGTCCAACACATCGACGGTGCCCACTGTATTGATTCCTTCGGAGGATGCAGTAACACTTCTGTAGTATTCTTCAGTATATCTTGGATGGGCCAATAAGAGATTATCAGTAGCTAAAACAGTAGCGCCGTCTGAGCCTGATAAGACATTTGATCCTGTAGGTAGATATGCTATCCATCCTGACCTAATCCAAGAATATCCAATATCATTAAAGGGTATTGGATGATTAACAAACTTATTATCATATTTGAAGACATATGATGAAGTATCCGCTGGGTTTGGAACCCTTCTTCTGTTAGCATGAACCTTGTGAAAGTTCAAGTTTGGGCTTTCAAGGACACTGTCGTAATAATTAAAATCTGATGGCCTTGACTCACTAACATTTAAAGCATTGCGAACATAAGTATTTCTATAGTTTAAAGAATTATAGATGCTATATTCTGTTAGAGCCTTGTCTAGGTATCTAAACGATTCTACTTCTTCCCCGCCGGGTGCCGAGAAGCGACTAATCAGCGAGGACTGCGACGAGCCCGAGGTCATATCTGGCAAAGTCTGATCAAAGTTTCTGTAACTCTCGTCGCCTTCAAATAAGCCAAAGGGCAGGGAAGAAGTCGAGGACACGGCAGCCCTTTTATGAAATCTGGTGTGGGCAAACGAAACCAGCTCATAATTCTTTTTAAAGTTTTGGTTTAAAAGGTTCCCGACATGAACAGTCTTTTTATGGCCGTCCCTGTAAAACCCTACTGGTCTAGCATCGTCATAGCTAGCAGTGTTAATATGTCTTGGATGCATCAAGAAGATCTGTTGATTGGCGTCATCAATTATAAGAGAATATGCTTCTGGGCGGTTTGCTGACTCTGTAATCAGCAAGGTTAGTTTTTCATCTTGTGCTGATTCACCACCGAATTTAGAGGTGAATGGGCTCATTAACGGTAGTTCGTAGGTGCCGCCATACCAATTGTGTCCTACTTTAGTATTTTTCACTGATAGGCCTGAGCTTTGGGAAATTGGCTCAAATGGAAGGCAGTTCACGGAAAGGCCACTAGTTTGATTTCTGCCATCATAAACCGAAAACAATGTGTCTTCGTGAGTTACTACGAGGCCATCTAAGTAAGAAGAAAACGTAGAGCCAGTCTCTGGATGTTCTTTTAGAGTGCTTTTAAAGAATTCATATGCGGAGCGGCGCTCTAATGTATTCTGTCCAATGGCTAGAATGTCAGCGTTGGTATTCTCTGGGAATGCCAATCTAACTGGCTTGCCCTTGGAATATCCATACTGAACAAGACCATTGTATTTTAATTGTTCTCTATTTTCATCAACCGACGAGTCGCCTGAGGTTAACGACGGATCTGTCTTTTTTTGCTTTTTATCAACCCAGACTGCGCCATCAGATGCCTTTTGGAAAGAATATGTCCTGTAGTCTCTTCCATATTTTGAATCAAGCAGTCTTGACTCGCCGTAATTCTCTAAAGTGTCAATGACTGTTATATTTTTTATTTTAGATTCTATTTTTTTTGGCATAGGCCGGCCTCTTTATATATTAAATAGGGTGCTTCAAAATCTTGGAACTGGGCCGGGTCCGGGGTCGGACCCAGGGAGGCTTGGGACTGTCCCAGAAATATCCGTATCAACTCTGGGGCTATTTGCAGGCAATTTATCGACCTTAGGGGTATATTCTGGTGGTGGGTCGTCGGTCGGGGCGTCATTTAGTTTAGGATTAAAAGGGTCATAGTTCCCCTCTTCTTTGACATATGACTCTTCTTCGAAAGATAAGTCGGGCTGACTAAATGAACTGATAGAGGGGGCAGGGACTGGTGACCCTTTCGAAACAATTACTTTTTTGGTAGTCGTAGAGTCCCCGACCGAATCAGAACCGTCGCCGTCGTCGGTACCTCCTTGGGGTTTCTCCCCTATCTGGGCAGTGTCAGGTGTAGAATCCTTGATGATGTTGAGCCTTCTTGGGTGTTTGTTTCTTTCCAATATATGACTCTCGACAATTGTTCTTACTTGTTCCGAGGAAGCTACTGAAGCTGGAATCATATTGTAAAGGACAGAGTCTATTGCAGAATCCAAAAACTTATAAACTTGAACAAATTTGTCTAAATCAGGGCTATTTTGAATTCTTTTGAAGAAAATCCCCCTTAGCTTCTCTAGCCCTTTATACCTTGTTCTAAAGGACTCGACCGGGTTACCAACTAATGTATTGTACTCAATAACAGATGAGAAAAACTGCATAATATTATCAGATATAATATCATACATGCTGGTTTCAATTGAAAAGAAGTGCCTTATCCCTCTTGTCTGAGGCCCAAACAAGACATCATCATAGTTTCTTATGTCTACCAAGTCTGACGAATAAAGATTCTCGGGTATCTGAGTCTTAGAAGCGTTTAGGTATTCATAACTGTATGCTTGGGTACTATTGGGAAAGTTTTGGCCTTTAGCATGATAAGAATTGATCCCATCATAGCCAAAAGAATTTAATATCTCAATTGTGCCTGAGACGCTCGACGAAGTTACTAGAGAAAAATCCCAGCTTAGTGCCAAGCTATCGATTCTGCTGTTATAGTTTCCTGCCGTATCTTCGAAAAGATAGGCATTGCGTGAAGGCATTTCTAGTCCAAAATTACTAGAATCAAGGCAATGAGAGTCAATCTCGGACTCTGACAAATAACTTTCCCAGTATCTTAGGCCAAGAGCTTTGACATCTGACTTCGTTTGTAAAGAACCGGTAAAATTAGTTCTATGTGCTCCAAGATATAATCTCTTATTTGAGCCAGTCAGAAAAGCGCTGCCAGTTGCATATGAAACGCTCCCAGACACTGAAAAGCTTCTTACCTTCTCTGAAAGCGAGTAGTTCACGCCGTAAAACTCTAAATTGTAACCTTCGTTATCTTCTATGGTCCCATAATATGGATACCCATTCGGTGATAGCCTTACCGCAAAAACCCAATGAGAGTTGTTATAGACGTTCTCAAAGTCTGAGGTGCTGGTAGGATAAAACGACGAACTAAGTTCAGGAAATACTCCATTGCTGGAAGTTAGCAAAAACTTTACCCTATCTTTGTTGTCTTTAATGGCGTATACCTGAAAATCGTAATCAGGACTTTGGAAAGTTGTATCGGTTCCGTCAGTAGCAGCACTATGTAAGCCGAACAACGAAGATGTTGTTAGGCGAGCAAGCGCAGAATAGTTTTTAGTGTTGCTGGCAAACTTTGGAAATACTAACTCTGCTTCGATTGTGATTGATGTATCTGCACTCGATTGTGAAGGAATATAACCTGTATCCCCCGAGGAATTCTCATAGTTGAAAATGTTTGATGCTCTGGACTCTTCATTAGAAATTCCACTAAAATCTAAAGCTTTTTTATTGACAAGTGTGCTATATTTGTCGTCTCTAATGTGAACTTCTGAGTTATCACCGTACAGCTTTAACTTAATCAAGTCCTGATCGACGCCAAAGCAGCGAAATAAATTTCGAAAAGACTTTTCAGTGCCTTTAGACTTATAGATATAAGAAAGGTTATTATAGACATTTCGATATACTAAATTTTTCAATCCACTGATATCTTTAGAAAAATTTCTCTTATCATCCTGCTTAAGGATAGAGCCGAGAACGTCAGATTCAATAAAGTACCCAGATGTCTTAAAGCCATGCGACTCTAATAATTTTTCCGGCAACCCTGTTGCTGATTCGTGACTAGCTGTTTGTAGATATTTGGTATCCTGCAAGCTAGAAATCGCCCCGATTTGATTATGAAGCGTGTCAAAATAAGTACCCATCACTTGGGTCAGCTTTTTCAATTCAAAATCGGTAGCGGAATCTTCTTCTCTTATCCATGAAGGCATCATACTGTATAGAGAGCCACCGTTTTCGTAATCCCAGCTTGAGCCAGATACTCGCATTTCGGTTTGCAAGTTGCTGATAAGGGTGTTTGTTTCCCTTACGATATAATCCCCCTCTTCTGAGATTCCCAAGGAATCATAGAGGGCAGTAGTCATAGCGGACCCTGTTGATCGGCTTGTCGAGTCATAACCTACAAACAACCCGTTTGATATATGGCCAGAATAATCTAGAACCACACTATCTGTCGCATCATCATTAGTCAAGCCTTCATTGAACTTATAGTAAATTCCTAAATTGACCGGAGTAGTTGAATTGTATTTATTCGTATCTGTTCGAACACCGCCGTGAACTCCCTTAAAATAGTTTAGTCCAATTTCCTCGGCAGTTCTTTTCTCTTGCCATATCCTGAATTCGTCTAAAGAGCCTGATAATTTTCCATAACCAAACAAATCAAGGTTATGTGTGTAATAACCTCCAAATGACCCAATCGTCATTGTGTTGGAGCCGGTTATTTTATAATCTGGTGATACCTTCGAGTCAGTTGTTCTAGAAACATACCGTCCGTCTAAATAAAACTCGCAAGCATATCCTCCAGACGCTGATTGTATTGCTAAAGTGTAATGATGCCAATTTGAATCTGCTAGGGTTGCAAGGCTCGTGTCGATGTCAAAGTTAAATTCCGGCGTTGTTGTAGAGACTGTATTGTCTATCTTCTTGTAAGAAGCATAAATCTTATCGGGGCTGCTCGCATTAGTGTGTATAAAGAAGTACTTTGTTTCATCACCAGAGTTATCATGGTCATCGGTAATATAGCATATAGTCTCGTATTTTGTTTCTGTTGCTGGGTTCGTAAAGCTGTTCTTTTTTAGCCAAAATTCTACAGTCGCTCCCAGTTCAAAATCTAAATCTAGACTACCAACCTTGTTCGACGCTGTATCGTATTGGGCCCCAACTGCATAATTGCCTGCGAAAATATACTCTGGAGAACTTGATGACCCTAGTACCCCGTCAGAAATTGTGCTGGTGCCACCCCATGTATCTCCAAACGTGACATACCCGGTCGCCTTCGGATACTTGTTTTTAAGTAGGTATCTTTCTAGTTCTGTTAGATTGTTCTCAAATTCAATTTTTTCTGCTTCAGAGCCATCATACGGATATTGAGAGTAGATCCTTTTTATTGCGTCTTCGTAATAAGACTCGGCCAATCCATATTTAGCAAAATTCTTCGGCTTTGAATAGTCAACATCGGGAATGAATCTTCGGTCAAGTTCTCTTTTTTGTGCTACATGAAATGCAGACTCGGCAAGACCAGAAGCAGTAATTGCATTACCAATTACTTCTCCAATTTTCTTGGCATTCCCTGTCTTCTCTTGATTTTTGAAAAAGTTTTTAGAGCCCATCTATATAATTATTCTTCCACACGGAACTTAAAACGATCTTTCACCGCATGATATGTAGATGCTTGCCTATAAATGAAACTAATTTCATAGGCATAATCTGGCTCTAGCATACTCATATCCAAGTCAAAATAGCTACCAGAAGCATCATAAGACAGCTTTGTAAACTCTACAGAGCCTGTTCCGTATGGAATAACTTCTTCTCCATCTTCTATCCGAGTTATGCTCCAGTAAAACTTTGGGATTATATCTAAAGGAGCGCAGTTTTGTGCCACTGTATAGATTGTGGGCTGCCAATTCTTCTTTCTTGTGTAGACTCTAAAGGTTGCCTCTTCTGTGTTTCGATAGACTGACTTTAAATTGGTTATCTTGGCAACATATTCTGGAACATCATAGATGTTGCCACCGGGTCGTGAACGAACCGTTACAGCCGAGCCTGTGTGGTATTCTATGGATGAATTGTTGTGCCATAGCGGATATACCGTACTTATTGACGAACTATCAAACATCAACGAAGCTGAATAAATTCCTGTCGATATCTTACTCCCTGTAATCTCAGTGTCGCCAGCAACAGAAACTCCAAACCCTATTGGAAGAGCTAAGCGGTTTCCGGCTGGACCAGATGCGCTATACAGACTTAAATATATCGTCGATGGATCTCCACTAATATTGGCCAGCTCGCCATCAATGACATTGTAAAAGTATAAAGTGTTCTTTGCCTGCGCATTTGTTAATTTACCAGTTCTTAGATAAAATTTAGAAGAGTCGTCTTGCCTCGAAGAGTCCCAACGGGCTTCAAGAACGGGCCTTTTCAAAAAATATTCTGATCGGCGTGCATGAAACTTCTTAGTGTAATAAGAGTTGGTGTCGCTTTCCAAACTAGAAGTTAGAAATACGCCAAAGCCGTAGCTGCCTGTATTATCATTTACCCATTCTTCAACTTGCTGTGTAACATCTACTAGTAAATCTTCATAACCATTTGTAAAGGTCTGTTCTACTGTAAAATCTGATGACCCTGTTAAAAAATCGCCGCCTTGAACAGTCCAAGCTGTACTAGACTGACGATTAATCCAGTTTGATACGGCCTCATCCTGATACTCGTCCATATCAAGCCCAGTTCCCTCGGACCATGAAGATGATACCGGCGCAACAACCAAATTAAAGTTTTCTGGCAGAGTAGATGAATGTTCGGCGTTGAACATTCTTAGGTAAAAATTAACGGAACCGGGAGCAGGGATTTCTCCTGATGACCTAGCGCTTGCTATTCCTGCAATGTCGAAATTAATTAAAATCCTTGCAGCTTCTTGCGAAGTACTTGTGGATTGAGCATAAATACTAAAAACCTCTAAAATATCCGACTTGCCCATATTTGAGCCGGTAGCTCTAGTGACTAAATCAGATTTAAATGCATTAGTTATCGTATTGTCGGCGTTTGCGGTAAACCTTTTTATTGCCATTACACTACTACTCCGATTATATCTTTGTCAAGGTATCTGATTTCAAGCACTGTATCTTCCGGTACAGAAATGTATCTTCCGTCAGACGAAACATTATTTTCTGCATCGTACACGCTTCCAGAATAGCCAGATCCGTTCTTATTAACTATTTTTACGTCTCTTGTGTCTACTACCTCTGGAATTGAATTCAAAAGCTTATATATTTCGGAAATATAAAGCGGGGTGCCCATATCAAACTTCGTAGCAAATTTCTGTTGTAGTCTGTCAATACATTCCACTAGTACTTGGTTCGGGTTAGCGTCCAGCTTAATGATTACTTTGAACTCGATGCCGATATTTGCCACTTTTCCGTCAAGGATGTCTATTGAATCGTTCAACATTTTATAATTATTCAACCATCTCTTAACATTATTCTTTAAGGTGTTTGTCGCAGTCGTTAAATGGCCCTGCTCATTTTCGGCCACCAAGTAGAGGTTTAGGTTCCTTTTAAAGGAATCTGTGTCTTGTACAATGTTCGCTCGTTTCACGGCTCCAAACTTTGATGGCATACGATAAATCAAGCTTAAATAATCTTGTTTGGTAACAGCTCTATTTTGAGTTGCAAAATTATCAATTGAAGCACGGCGCACATCTTCAATTGTAGGTTTTCTGACCTGACCATTAATAGGATTCTCGTTTTCAACTTGAATCGACGACAAGGCGGCAGATCTTACTGAGTCTGAAACGTCTGTTCTGAAATAGAGTTCAGCATTCGCTATTGAATTAAGGGAAAGTGCTGGAACATTTACGTTTAATTCTGAGTTTTTCCTTAGGGTCACCGACATTGTACCAACTGGGGGTATAACTCCAAACTTATCTGTTTCTAATACTTTGTTTGGATCAAAAGAGTTGTCCGTGTAATACTGCTTTCCAGTTTGTTGCAACACTACTGATGATGGATCTGGATACTCATTGTTTGCTAAAGTGCTTTCTGACCCGTACCCAAATGTTAAAGTCGGCCTGTAGTCTTCATCATACTCCACAATAAACCTTCTTGGTACTAAACGTTCTCTGAGGATATATGGGGCTAGTTCTGAATCCGAGTTCACATTCCTTACTGCTTCAAAAATTACATTTTGAGACAAATATTCTACTTCGTGAAAGTCATTCCCTTCCGAATCCACTACTGACAGTATCTCTGACACATTATCTGATTCTAGCTCTAGCTTTAGAAACTTTTCTAACGAATCAATATTAACGAGTTGTGTCTCCAATTCACCCGATACTACTTGGGCAGACTTCTTAATGGCATAAGAGGTTGGAGTTCCATCGGGATCAACTGTTGCTACGACAACTTCTGCGTTTGTTTCAAGAAAATCAACATCTTCGTTAAGGATAAATGATGCTCCAGAGTCTGACTGCAAGGTGGCACCTTTTTTTAGAATTGGCACTTTTGTCGTGTCAAACGATCCATTGGTGCCGGCTGGGACTGTGATGTAAACATTGACAGTTCCTGTTGAACTAGGGGCAGCAGGGTACTTATATCCAAGTTGCTTGGCTAATCTAATAACGTTTCTTCTTTCAATCGCTGAATCTAAAAATGACTCATTCGAAGAATAGTCAACATAGAAAGACAATATATCTCCGACATATGCAACAAGATCCATCATGAGGGCACCGAATGATGCATCATTGAAGTCTCTATATGTGTCAGGATAATATACCTTGGCGTACTCAACAAGAGATTTCTTGATCGTTTCAAAGTCTCTATTGGTTAATTTAATTGGCGGTCTTTTTTCTACCATTTTTTCCTACAATGGGGCGGATACTGACAGTTCGAGCGTATCTGCGGCGTTGAGTTTTGCTATGAAATACTCTATCTTAATTAGTAATGAGCTAGTTGACTCATCAAAATTCAAGAATATGTTGCTTAGAACAATAGATGGAATATATTTTCTTGTTTTTTGCTGGATCTTCGACCTAATCTCGTCCAGTATTTGAGGGCTGGGCTGTTCGAAAAGGTACTGGTGAACTCCTATCCCAAAATCCGGAATCATCACTCTTTCCCCCGGAATAGTCAGTATTAAGTTCTTGAAGTGCTGCCTAACTACATCTCTTAAATTGTCAAGCATTTCATATGGACCATCTTTGTCGCCATACTGTAGGGGTAGACTTACTGATATCTTAGGTGCCACTGCCATGTAATAAATACTACTATAGGTATGTTTGCAAAGTGAAATATAAGGCGGCGTCCAGACGGCTAGACATCATCTGAAACTCTTCTGATGAAAAAGGGGTCTGGTTGTGGCGATCTGCAATCACTGAAAAGTTATATATAAATGGATTAATCGGGTGTTCTCCCTCTTTCTTATTAACCATCTTTATTACCTCACGATATATCTTGAAAAAATTTTTATCTGTTCTTGTAGTAAAATCGGGTAAGTAATGCTCTCCATTCCCAAGCGGGGTGTTCTCGGGCAGCGGGTTGAGTTCTTCAAACTTGCCGTAATTATGATTTCTCAATAAAAATCTATAGTACTTTTGTTCATTATCTAAGAAAGTGTTCACAATATAGAACCTCTCAAAAAAAGCATGAGCCACAATATTATCAACTGGAATTTCTGGAGTAACCGTTGATGGTATGCCATTGGTTATAAAGATCGGAGCAGCTATAATCGTTGTGCCGTCTTTCAACTTAACCAAAAAATCTGCCAAATATGTCAAGTCTAGTGTAGATTGGGTATCATAATAACAAAGATATGTTATAGTCCCAGCCCCCGGTTCAATTGTGATAAAGAATGTCTTGTTTTTTAATATCTGGTCAGACTTAATTTTCTTTAAGTCGTTTATGTTCCCTTCAACTCTATAAGACACATTATAGTATTCAATACTATTTTCTTTTTTATTAGATATCGCTGATATATTTCGAGACGTTGAAACAAAATAAGAATATTCAGATTTTATCCTATTTTTCAACCCTACCACTGATATATTACTAGTGAATAGCTCTGCTGGAAGCCTAGGTATGGGATCGGCTATTTTATTTACAGGAAGATAGTTGGCGTCTAGTGCAGAATTTTTTATTTTATCTATTTCGGAATAGTAAAAAATGTATAAGAATTTTGGCTGGTATGAAGAGTACAAAGAAGTGGATATTGTAGGTATTTCTTTTCCAAAATCGTCTTCGATAGTGCTTTTTAAGTCGTCAGTAACGTCAGCAAACTTAACATCCTTGTCTTCGCAATATCTTAAAGCAAGTACCAGCAAGCTAGCAAAATCAATAAGCTTTATATAGGCCTTTTGTAAGTTTTCAGAGGTGTTTGTGGGCGTGGCCAATATTTCCTTAGCGGCAAACCTAGAATCTTTTAGAAATTCCTCGAATCCTTTATCGCTCTGTATATAGCTTAGCTTATTTATCGACCTAGCCACCCAAAGGCGTATTTTAGTTTGAAGAATCTTCTCTGCATTTTTTATCAAGATGGCATTTTGGTTCTGCATTTTTATACTACCCCGTTTTCTAGCTTGATAATTTTGGCCAACCAAGCTTCCGATAGTAAAGAAAGGTCTCTTTTCTCTTCACTCGTCAAAAAGCTTGAGCTTTCTGCAATGAGGGCATCTGTCTCCGACATATCAAAGCCCGATTCAAATATTTCCTTAGCTTTTAAGCTCTCGTACTCGGAAACCAATTTTGAATTTTTAGCTTCTTTTGTTTCATCCGATTCGTTCCTAGGTCCAAATAGTAAATCTGAATAATCAAGCTCTAAGTTTAACCCATCCGGTACATCAAATATGTTTCTAATATACACATTCATTTTCTCTCCCTCTGAACTAAACCCTTTTGCTGCATATTCGCCAAAATTGTAGGTTCGGCGGGCTACTTGATACTTGTCAAAAACAGGCTGCACCAACACTCTAAACACTGCTGCGGAGGCACTATCTAGTCCAAAGAGCCCTGAGAAGTCTGGTGTATCCAATTCTGGTTCTGGAAGACAAAAGCCACTTATGTCCTGTATGTCTATATCATCTAACGTACATGGCTCGATTGGGCAATCTGGCGGAATAGAGTCGTTGACTAGGCTGATCTTGTTTGAAAATTCTCCGATAAACCTAAAAAAATCAAGAACTTTTTTTTGTTTCTGTTGGGCTGAAAGACCGGCAAACTTGAAAATTGTCGACAAATCATCATCCTGACTTATGATATTGGCAATGTAGTCTAAAGTTTCACAAGTTGCTTGGCCAAACATCAAAAAAGCCATCTTGCCACCTTCTACTTCTGGCTCTGGATCATTGTAGAGTAAATTAAAAAGATCTCTTATGTTGGCAACTACTTCGTTACCGGTTGAGTCTATCTCCGCAAGAGGCAAAGTTAAGTTTTCTTCCCTCCTAATCGACTTATCGTAACCATCAACAACGGGGCTTATTAATCCCGTGTTGACTGCCTCAACTAAAGCTTGGCCAATAACGTACTCTGACAGATCTCTCTTCTCGTATTCTTCGACTTCGATAGTAAGATTAGATTCTGGCCCAAGGGCATCGATCTTGGAAAGCTTATTCACGAGCTTTTTCGCTATACCATCCATAAATGGTGTCAAAAAATTGCATAAGCCAAGACAATAAGCATCCATAATAAACTTTCTTATTATATCTACTAGTTTTGGTATTCTAACGTATGGCAGTGGAGGTAGGTTAAAAGGTTCTAATTTTCCTAAATCTAGCGGGTCTGTGGTTTCGTATATAAGCTTAAGTTCGGGTCCACACTTATCTCCGAGATTGCTAAAGACCTCTTGCTTGTCTTCATCACCGAGGCCCTCTAGAGCCTTAGACAGTAAGTCTTTGATGATGAGTTGATAAGGGATCAAGTGAAAAAACTTTGAAAAGTAAGGATTCACACATTCCAGCAGATTCGTTGGCTGTGACGCTTTATTCAGAAGGCTCAAAAAATTAAGAATATTCGGCCCAAGTTTCAAATCTTTGGCCTGTTTGAAAGTATCTCCTATTTCTCGATATATGCCACCCTTTGTTTCAAAACATTTTTCAACGTAATCAGTCGATGATTGGGAGCCTTCAACTGGTTCTTCTTCGGGAACTGGCTTGCAAAATATCTCAACATTAGGGTCAAATTCATCCCCAAGCGATGATAGGCCACCTATCGAGGCAATTTGATTATAAATATTAACAGCCCCTGCTGCATACACTAGTGCTGAAGCAATGGACGTTCCATCAACCATGTATTCTGTTCTTTCTTCTGTAAGCGGATTAAAGACGACATGAGCCGTACTTCTTTCCGAGTCGTTTACAATTCCTCTGTCTTCCGTCATACTAGTTTGTCCTGTTTATACTTAATGGAGATAAGGTCGTCGCAGTCATATTGTAGGCAAGGGCTGTCTGGTTATAAATATCTGCAACGCCTCGTAGCACGCCGGCAATTTCTTTTGGAGTGTTCACCGCCACTGACACAATCTTACCGTAGACGGGGCCCGGAATTCCTCCAGCAGGCAGCGAAACTGTTAGAATATCATCAAGGATCTTGCGGACAGACATGTCTATGGCGTTTCCAGTCGTTGATGAGGCTTGGTTCAAAACTTCTTCTATAAGGGCAAGGGTTTTATAGCCTTTTAACAAGGGTTCTAATGTATACGCCGACTCCGGGTTTTGCTCATAGTCTTCCTGCCTATTTCCAGCTATGAGATTTATTGAGTTCCTAGTTAAGTTTGGTTGTCCATGAGTAAATTTAGAGGATGCGCCCGCATATAAATTAACATCTCCACGAGCGACGAACTGTACGATATCTGCAAACATAGTGTTGCTAGAAAGGCCCTTATAGGGAATTTCTTCATTATCTTGATAAAATCCGGGGACTACTAAAGAAACACTGGATTCTGACTCTCCACGATAGCTTAAAAAAGCCTTATTAGGGGGAGTTTCAGCGCCCTCGTGAAGAATTAGGCCGGCGGCCATATCTGCGCCGGAACGCTGGGTAGCAACTTCTGGACTTGACCAGTTTATTTCATAGTCTGATTCCTTTGTGACTCCTGCGCCCATTAAAAGGGTCGCCGTGTGGCTATTAATTTTACCTTCTCTATAGTCACGATAGCTAAAGATGTATGTTCCGTCACGGGGTCCGGGTTCGTAACTGATTAGGGGCGTAACGTTTATTTGCTTGGCAATTATTCGTGGAGAAATATCATCAGGATCATTGTCGATATTGTTAGGTATTAATCTTACCGAAGACATTATACCAAATCCTCCTCTGTAACCCCAAATACTTTTTCTTGAATCTTGAAAGTTACTGTATCGTCATTCTTCACGACTGAGCGGCCTTGCTTGTCTTGCTTAAAAGATGAAAAGGAGGGGCCGGTCAGGTCTTTAGGATCTTTAAACTTGATATAGACTATGTCTCCCTTGGCCGGCTTTCTATTTAAATGCGTGATATCAACTTTTACTAAAGTAAAAAGTGTCACTTGGGGATTCTTTTCGGTTGAAAACATATTATTAAAAACAGCAGGGATCTCTACATGCATGTAGGTCACTTGCGGATAATTTTTAATAAAGCCAGCATTCATCATCCTTTTCTCATTCACTTCAGGAAAATGAAACGGGTCTGTATTTGAGAAGAAAAAATCTTGTCTGTCGTTTTGATACTGAACGATTTCCCTGACATAAGCCATAAATTCATCAGGCTTATCTCTTTGAGCGCTTTCAAGAATAGACTCACTTATGAATTCTTCATAAGAAATCTCATAAGAGATTTTTCTTTTAGCGGCTTTTGGCTTGCCTACGTTGGTGCTCATTAATCCTCAATACGGCGGCGGTTTCCACCCTGAATGAGTTCATACACCTCTGCCTTTTCGTCGTCGTCGAGTTCTTCGTTCAGGTCGCCTTGCTGCTTCATCAAGGTCATTACTATTTTGACTAATTGTTCGTTTGAACGTTGGAGAGATTCTAGGTATTTTGCCGTAGTGCCGCCTGACCTAGCATAGTCTGTTTTATCGGCCTTGATGTCTCTCATAAGGTCTTTAAGCAGACCCTCTGTTTCTTTTCTATCCTTCCGAATATTTTTTATCGCTTCATCAAAAAGTTCTTGAGTTTTATTAGACATAGCCGATCTCCTGCTACTATAAATACGCTGGCTAGGAGATTTCTAACTTTACACGTCGCCGGATTGCCAATTTACCTTGAACTGACGATAATTAGACTTTAGTTTCGTTAAAGATGAAGTTATTTGTTTAGTGTTGAGGCCTGTTATTTCTCTCATATAGATATAGGCCGCTTTTTTGTTTAATATATCAAGGCGTTCTGGATAGACAAGCATGTCCTTTATCGCTCTAACTACTTTTAAGTCAATTTCTGACTTTGGAACTTTATTATCGACATCCTTACGGATCTCTTTTTCCCAATTATCGACACTAGTCAAGAGACTGGCCCAGAACTGCTGATCTTCTTTCTCATCTAAATAATTCGTCGAAAGATGTTCATATGTCTCGTCAATTTCTGATTGAGCATCCCGTATATTAACCTCACGGGTCATTCTCTTGGCATTCTTTTTTGCTTTCTGGATAAACCAATTTTTAGTCACAACACTAAAATAAGAAAAAGCCTTGGGGCCTTTTTTTTCGTCAAACTTTTGAAGGATTGTTGACAAATGAATTTTGCATTCATCCCTAAGAACGTCTGAGTTAGGAAGGCTGGTGAATTTATATGTAAAGCATATCTTGTCAACTAATTCACTGAACGCTGGTCCGATCAACCTTGTATATAGACGCTCTCGCTCTAACTTGTCTTCTGATCGTACATAATCAACAATTGCCCGTTGGTGAACTTTTGTAAAATATAGGTTTTTAGTCTTTTTCCTACGCTTCTTTTTAATCTTCGGTGCCATTGGCATCCTCCAAAAGTCCTGACCTGAAATCATCGATGTCTCCTGAGACTTTATCAGCGTGCCTTTTAAGTTCAATTATTAGTGGTTCATGTAAGAAAACATCATTGTTTTGGAGTGCAACAATATGCTCCTGAAAAGCTTCCAAGGAAACAAACAGGTCACCTGATCTATTCTCTATTCTCTCTACGATCTCTATATTCGTCAATAAGCGCTTTAATACCTTATAGCCTGTAAATGCTAAAGCAGCTATAAGTATAGAAACTATTGATGAATACACGGCAAGTAATCCAACAATTATCGTTATTTTATCGCTCATTTATAAGTCCTTCCTAGATTCATCTTTTAACTGCTTGAGGCTTTTTTTATTTTTTTCAATAGTTTCCTTGGTAAGTTCTCCAACTTTCTTTTCCTCTACATATTCAACGTTAGCTTTTTTAACCACGAAAAAAGCTGGCACCTTCTTTATCATACCTGACTTGCACTTTGGACAATGAGGCATTTCTGCCATTAGCGAATGCCAAGCCTCATAGCTGTGTTCGCAGTCCTCGCATTGGTAGTGATATTTAGGCATCAACTTCCTCTTCGTTATCAGAACCATCGGTTTTCACTAAATCATCTTTAATCTCTAAATGTGGCGGATTAGTTACTACTAACTGGCTCTGGTCTGAGCCAGACACTGATAAGTCCATCTCTCTTAGGACTTCTGTGATGTCCACTCTTTCTAGAATTCCTTTTTGCATTGCCATCATTACACATGAAATGGCTTGATCTGATAGTTTCATTTATTACTCCTTTTTAAGATAGTGTAGTCGCTAATATACATGTCTCTTGCTAAAGAATCTAAATCATATTTCGGATTCCATCCTAGATTCCTTCTTGCCTTTGAGCTATCCCCAAGCAACAACGGTACTTCATGAGGCCTAAAGTATTTTTCATTTATAACTAAATGGTTAGATGGGCTTCCTAATCTAGCTATATCCCATACTTTATTTAGAAAATCTTCTACAGAATAAGTTTCTCCTGTAGCTATTACATAGTCATCCGGGGTATCTTTTTGCAACATTAGATGCATAGCCCTAACATAATCTTTGGCATGACCCCAATCTCTTTTAGCATCTAAATTGCCCAATTGTATTTTGTCTTGAATCCCTAATTTAATTTTAGCGGCGGCAAGGGTTATCTTTCTAGTAACGAAGGTCTCGCCCCTCCTTGGTGATTCATGATTAAACAATATTCCGCTTGAAGCATGAATACCATAAGATACTCTATAATTTCTAACTAAATTATGGGCAAAAACTTTAGCACAAGCATATGGCGAAGCTGGCATTAGCTTGGAATCTTCATTGTATCCATTTTCTGGCATGTCTGGATTGTCTCCAAACATTTCAGATGAACTAGCTTGATAAAATTTGCAAGTAGGCAAAATATTTCTAATTCCTTCTAAAATTTTCAATGTTCCGTTTGCAATTGTGTTAACAGTGTCTTCTGGAACTTCAAAGGATACTTTTACATGGGATTGAGCAGCCAAATTATAAAATTCATCTGGCTTATATTTTAATAAAAGCCTATATGTAGAAGATGAATCATTCAAGTCCCAATATTCCATTTTAAAGTTTTTATGGGAATAAATAGAGTCTATTCTATCTGTGCAGATAAGGGAAGTCCTTCTTTTAAGCCCAACAACAAAATACCCTTTATCCAAAAGCAGCTCTGCTAGATAAGAGCCATCTTGCCCAGTAACTCCACTAATAATTGCGGTCTTCATCTGACGCCCCTGACGTTTGGATAATTAATTATAAACCATTCGCATGTCTTTTTTAAACCTTCTTTTAGTGGTGTATAATTTTCTTTTTTCCACCCTAAGTCAAGCAGCTTTTGGTTTGAACTTGGCTTTCTAAGCTGCCCAGAAGGCTGCTCTGTTTGCCACTCTAGCTCACCATCATATCCCAGAATATCACATATCATCTCTACAACTTCTTTGATGGAATATTCATCTGTGTTGCCGATATTGATTGGCTCTGGTTCATCGTAGTTCTCCATAAGGAATAGAAGAATGCGAGCAATATCTTCTGAGTAAGTGAATTCACGAAGTGGTGAGCCATCGCCCCAGCAGAATACAGAAGGTTCTTTATTTATTTTTGCCTCCCAGACTTTGCGAATAAGGGCGGGAATGACATGACTGTTCTCCAAGTCAAAGTTGTCATTCTCACCATAGAGGTTGTTTGGGATGGCTGTGATAAAGTTGCAGCCGTATTGTTGTCTGTATGCTCTGGACATAACATCAACCATTCTCTTGGCATAAGCATAGCCAAAGTTGGAATGATGTGGTGGTCCAAGGTGTAGCTGGTCTTCTGTCAGTGGGTAGTTGATATACGGAGTGTCTGGGTAAACACAGGTTGATAGGAGCGACAGAACCTTGTTTGCTCCCGAACGATGGGCAGAATATAAAAGCCTTTCATTCAAGTTTGCGTTCACCATATAAAAGTTGGCGACTTGCTCTGCATTTGCCTTCACACCCCCCACTTTAGCTGCAAGGTGGATTACTTGCTTATCAGTAAAACTACCCTTGCAATAATCATTACTAGTCATGCCTTGTAGCTGAAAACGATTTGGATATTCTGCCTCTGGTAAGACTCGCTTAAATGCAGAACCCACCATGCCTGTACCGCCTGTGATGATCATTCTGCTCCGTTTGAGTTTGAAAAATATTTAAATTGTAAATTATTGTAAATTTTATTTAACTTTTCCTCATCTAACACATCATCTAGTGAATTAGAAATGTCTATGTTTGGGTCAAAACTTCTTGGTTTATAAGGTTCTGTACAACAAACACAATTAATGTTATTTGAAAACCCTCCCATCTCTTCGGGACAACAATAACATTTTTTTCCCTCATGACCGTCTATTCTTACATGTGTAAAAATACCAGAACTAATACCTATTTTAAAATTTGCATTGTTCCAATAATGAAATATTTCAGGCTCTAAGTGTTTTCCATCTATTGCAAATGGTAAAATATTTTTTTCATAAAAAGATCTCGATGTTAGATTTGGATTATTTGTGTAAACACAGTTTTTAGAATTTATTTCATATAAAATAGGAGAATTGTTAATTTTTTTAATAAAATTTGCATAAACAATATGAGGATTTTTTAAATAATGTGTACAAAGATATAATTCACTATTATTATTATAATTAATTCCATCTTTTTTTTGTAAACTCCAGTGGATTGGATGACCAGGATTTTTTAAATTTCTTAATCTAACCACATCAAGTTGCTTACTTTGTAGTTTGCTAGCAGCGAAATCTAAAATTTTATTATTAACAGTTTTAGATTTACAGCTTCTGAAGTCTGCCTCTAAAAACAAAAATAGTTCGTATTTTGCTGCCCTGACTAATTTCTTTATGGCACCAGCCATCATTGTGTTGGTGTTTTCTAAGATATATTTAATTTTATATTCTTTACATAATCTGATCTCTTCATTTTGTAATTGTGACGGCTGTATTAGACATTTTATATCATCTGTGTAATCTAAAATTCCAGAAATTTTGTAACTCTCTAAAGAACTTTTTAGTGTTTTTGGAGAATTAAATGTTAGAATTCCAATTGAAATCATTTTAGTTATGAACCTTATAAATTATATTTTGTTTTTTACAAGAGTAGAGTAATAAATCTTCTGGCATAAAATAATAATTTAATTTTTTTATTTCAGACTCTATTTTATCAAAATTTATTATAATGTATTCTAAAATTTTTGTAAAATTTTTTTGACTTGAATAAAAAAAACAATCCTCTCCCCTACTATTTTTAACTTTAACAGAATTTACAGAATTATCAAAAAAATCAATTTTTGACAACAAGTCAAGAATGTCCCTTGTATAGTTTGCATAGTTAAATTTATGGTAGTCAAATCGCATTCTAAAAACATAATCGTATTTTTGCTCTAACAACTTTAAACACTCAAAAATACCATTATACATTGATTTAACACCAACAAAAGAAACCGGTGATTTACCCCACAAATTGTTTATTTCTTGTTTTGTGTACTTCTTTTCTTTAGAAATTTTTATTTTTTTAAAATTTAAAAAATTTTTTAGATCGTAAAGATTTATCTTCTCGTTTTGAAGTTGCCTATCCTGCTGATACCATGTTTTTGTTGAGTGGTCTTTATTATAAAATGTCCAACAATAAACATCGCACTCTCCTTTTTTTTCAATAGCTTTTATTATTTTTTTTACATTGTCATGTTTTAGAGAGTCTCTAACATGACCGGACAATAAAACTGCAAACTTCATTTTGCTACCGCTAATATGTTTGTTTGAACTTTAATTGTCTTTATAAATTTGTCTATATTATTAATTTTATTATTAAAACAAAAGTCTAAATAGTTTGTCTGATCAGAGTATTGTCCTGTTTCATTTAATCCTGCATTAAATAAATTGTAATCTTTATCTTTTAAAAATTGTAATATCTTTTTACTTTCTTCAACACTCCAAAGTGGCGTTATTTCTATAATAACATTTTTTATAATTTTGTTGTCTAAGGACTTTTTTAATCCTCTCAAGCAAGAAAGTTCGGTGCCTTCAATGTCTATTTTAATTAAATCAATTTTTTTAAGCCCTTCCCTCTCTATAAACGAATCAAGCTCAACTGATTCTAAATTTGATTGTTCCTTCGAACATTCGACAATTTTTAATGAACCAACATTATGTTCGTGAATTTTATCTGTTTTATAAAAACTTTTTATGTTATCTACAATTGCCACATTTTTTACTTCTATATTATTAATGTTATTAATTTTTTTTGATAAATTCAAAAGATTAATGTTTTGTTCATTTGCATCAAATGAATAAACTTTAGAACTATATTTTGCAGAAATTAAACTGAAATATCCTATGTTACACCCTACATCAAAAACAATGTTATCACTTTTGCCTTTTAAGAGTTCTATAAATAATGATGTAATGTTTGGTTCCCAACAATTATTATTTATTATATTTTTACTTATAAAGTCAACTTGATTACAGCACGAACACAATCCATAACAAGCTATTTTTGTTCCTTCAAATAATTTTCCAATATTCATTTTTTAATTATTATTTCCTTTGTTTTATAAAAATTTTTTTTCACACTCATAAACATAGTCAGTGCAAACAGCATAAAAATGTTTGTGTTTATATTGTAATACTTCTTTCAAGGACAACAGAGGAACCACACAGTCATTACTCATTTCATTTTCCAGATCGTGAGACCATATTTTTCCATTACTTAATAGAGTAAATTTATCTTTTTCGTGGCAAAAAAATGTTAGTTCGTTTCTGTAAGGCATTATAAGATTCAATGCGCCATATTCCTTTACATGAATCCATAGATTCTTTTTTCTCTTCAAAAGCCAATCAATATCAACTTCGTATTGGGGAAAATCATGTCCTAAAAAAAGTTTATTTTCTTTAGTTCTTAAATCTATCTCAACATCAAAGCCTTTTGAAATACAATCATCAATAAAATATGGATTGTTTTCTCTTTCTAGATCTATCCCGTTTAAGTTACCACGATGTGAAATTATAATCATTATATTTCCTCTATCCTCTTGTTTCTATCGTCTATAAAAATATCATAATAGGGTTTATCGCATTTTAATAAATTAAACTTTGCACCCCACTCTTTCAATTGTTTTTCTGTAAAATCATGCCAATCTATTCCGCTTCTACTTCCCCTAGCAGTCCAATAAACAATTCTATTTCCATTGTCGTATAGTTTATTAATTTTTTCAATATTAGTAAAATTTGGAATAGCTAAAGAATAATCTTTTTTACTGTCCAGTTCGTGCTCTTGTTCGTAAAAACAAATTGTTTCATCTATATCAACATAAATCGTTTTCATGATACCTCTTCCAATAATTGTAACAAGAAACGGCGTCTGCCTCACTCTTGACTTGCCCAGATGATAAAATAGTCTTCCAAGCTTCAAAGCTCTCTAATTCATCAGGAGTGCCAAAGACTGTTACAAATTCAGTATCATAATAGCCTACTTTTAATCCACTCTCAATTAATAAATTATAAACAAGGGTTACATAATACTCTCCACCATAGTTTATGTCTAGGCTCATAAGCTTATCAAAATATTTTTTTAAAATTTTACCACTTTTAAAATAATATGCCCCTGTTGATGCGTGCTCACTCATCGGATCGTCCGTATAACACTCCTTTTCTTTTATTTCTAAAACTCTCTTTCCGTCCACCTTCAAAAAAGCCATTTTGGTAGAATTTAGAGTGTGTGGGTGTATTCCGGTGTGTGTTAGGATACAACCATCATAATCATTTTCTCTAACCTGTAAAATAAAATCTGATCGGTTCCAAATAAATGGATTGTCACAATAACAAACCAACACCTCTTCGCTGTCATCGATTAAATCATAATGAGGCTTGACAGTATAGACAGGCCCTTTTTTGTGCTGACCTATTGAAACAATTTTTGAATCTGGTCTTAGTTTAGAAAGAACATTTTTAATGTTTGTTTCATTTAGGTGTTTTTCATTACAGATGAAAACTATTTCATCTTCTTTGGAGAATAAATCTAAAATATATTCTATTATTCTTTTGTCCCCTACCTTTATAAGAGGCTTTGGGTCTTTATAGCCTCTCTGAGCAAATCTGTCGCCCATTCCAGCCATTGGGATTATCACCTTCATACACCGCTCCTGTATTTTTCACCTTCCATGTTCAATAACTTTTCTACCTGTTCATTATTTAAAAGTTTGGCAGTCATATTGTTGGACACGATTATACTATATAATAAATTATTAAAACTTTTATTCTTTTTTTGCAAAACAGCACTATCAGGAAACAAATGACCGGGACATTCAAGTTGAAGCCCTGTTTCTACAAGACTATCTTTTGCTATTTTTTCTATTTTCTTTAATAAATCAAAACAATTCTCAAGATTTTCACTTGAAATAAAGACACCGTGGTTCTCGCAGAAAATGATTTCTTCTTTGCAGGTTTTCATTCTTTGAGCTAATTCAGCACCGGGTGCAACATATTCAATATAATCATATTTAAACATCGAAAATAAATCTTTGATTTTTTGTCTTGCCTCATTACTACAAAGCAACACTAAAAGATTTTTGGGGTGGGCATGAACAACACTGTTTTTCAAATTAATGTGTGAGTCTAATTCAAGAGAGGGGCGACCATTTTTGAAAATGAGTTCGTTCTTATCCCGCAATGAAACAATGCACGACCCGTCAAAGATGGATACTTTGTTTAGCTCCACTCCTGACGAAGTAATTATTATTTTGTCTTCGTATTTAAATGAAACATTACCGCCCTTATTTTGTACTAAATTTTGATCTTGGGACAACGAAATACAGGTTTTTATAAACTCTTTTTTTAAATAATAAAAAGTTTTTACTTTTTCCAATAACTTTTCGCACTCTTTATTGCTTGTTTCAAAATTAAAACCCACTTCCGTTCCACAAAAAGTAAATTTAACTACCGCATCAGCATATTTTTTTTGAGGAACAATATATTTTTGCTCGTCGTCGTGACGACGTTGAATTGCGATCATTACCTGTTCTTCGGTATAGCCCCTCTTCTCCATATCTCGCTTCATCTTCCAAGCAATCTTTAGGTCTTCATCGGTATCAACATAAATTTTTATATCTGAAAGGCCTCTGATCTCTTTTAAATATAGTCCATGCAAGCCTTCATAAATTATATTTTTTTTAGGAATTATAATCTCTGGACTATCAAACATGCCAGTATTATGATTGTAATGCCTTCTTTTAATTTGTTTATTGTTTTTTAGATCTAATAATTGTTTAAAGTCTTGTTCAATATTATTTGCCGCAGGATTGAGATGTGTAAATTTTTTCCAATTATCGTTACCCCTTTCCCACCTGTGTGCATCATCACCACTAATAATAGTAGTGCTGCCTGCGTCAAGTACAGACATAATTAAGTTTGAAATTGTTGTTTTTCCTACACCAGAGGGTCCAGAAATTGATATTATTTTATTCATCTTTTATTGATACTTCAAAAGCTTTCCCAATTATTTCATATAATGATTTTTTTTGTTCTTCAAAAGGTCTATGACAATGTATATCAATCAGCTTGTTATTTAATAACATAAGTTCATTATAGTTTGTGTAAAGCCCATTTCGAAAGCTAGCTCTATCTATTCTTGTCTGTGCGGCAGAGCTATGATGACAAATTTGATATTCAATAGCTGTTTGAAAATTTATCACCCCTCTTTTATGATTATCAAATATTTTATAACTACTGTACCTTTCGTCGGCTAACCAAAATGGATATTCATTTTCATCTATTCTTACTTTATTGCCGCTCCGATGTCCAAACATTTTCATCGCTTCCTGCTTGGAATAAAAAAATCTTTCATCTGAAGTGACAAGTTTTATTTGTTCATCAAAAGAATGCTCACTTAGTGACAAAGCCTTATCAAATGTTTTTCCCTTTGCAGCATGATAATATGCAGGTAACCAACCGCCTGCGTGTTCAAATTTTTGGTTTGTTACAACATTTGAAGCTAAGTGTGTGTAAATATTCTCATCAAGGTCGTCTATTGTGCTAGTAAACAGTTCTTTTTGTAGTGGTAATAGATCTATATCACCTATTAACCATGTTGTTTCAGGCTCTGTTTTTGTGTGATAAAATTTGCTCCATGTTAACTGAAATGATTTCACTAATTTATTATTATAGCTCTTTTCAATAATAGTTCCGTACTTGTCACTCATGTTTGTGTTTTTAACTTTTCCCCATAAAATACAAACAGGCTCAATATTTAAAACTTCTTTCCAAACAAAAGATTGTAAATTCCAAAAAGGACTAAATTCTTCTGACGAACAAAAAACTATCTTATCTATTTTCATTTTATTTATATCCTTACTTTTTTTGCTAACCGATATTTCTCTTGCACATTCACATTTTCTACACAGAATTATTCAAAATAAATCCCGAATCGTTTTAACTCTGCTTCTGGCAAAGAAGGCCTATCATCATATTCAAAAGGTTTTCCTACATAGTGGCCATCTCTTCTTTTGCTTGGAAAGGGATTATTCGAAAAAAATTCATCATGAATTAATACATCCTCAATAATTTTTGGATACAGTATATTACCTAAGAATTCATAATCTGTTCCGTATTTATCAAAAGCTTGTTCTTTTATAAATCTTTCTAATATATTTTGTAAATTATATTTTTTACTTTTCTTTAAGCCCCACATACCTCCTAGGATAGGAAATTTATGATAAGGGTGATCTCTCATAATATGAAAAGTCTTGTCGCTATCAAGCCATTCTTTTACTGCCAATTCTTCTCTTAATGAAAGTCTAGAATCTGTATCTCTAAAAATTACTACATCACTATCATCATCATATGATGCTTCAAACCTCCAAAATAAAGATGTCCAATCTTCTAAACCTTCCTTCTCTATTATTTCAACATTGGAAAATTCTTCTAATAAATAAACTATCTGATTTGGGACTGAGCTTCCTATATAATATTTCTGCTTCCAGTCAGTATAAAATTTACTAGACAATTCAGCATTTTTAATTGCACCGGCAGTATATTTTGGATTGTTTCCCCATAAAGAAAAAGCTATTGTCTTATTAAGCACCTTGTACTCCTTCTCTAAATTTTCTAAGATATTCTTTAAATATCTTTCTCTCTTCTTCTCTTTTCCATTTACTATTTTCTTTATCAGTACTCATGCCTTTAGGATTAAAATAATATAAACCAAGAGGCTCTCCTACTTTCTTAAATCTAGACCCTGAGAATGTGCATTTTAGCCAAAAATCCCAATCGCTTGCTGATCTATATTCTTCACAGAAGTAATTATCATCATTGTGAAGAGATTTTCTCCACATAGGCATACAGTGTGGAGGATTCCCTCTCAGCATTGCATCCTTAGAAAACTCTTCTGCTGGATAGACTTGTCCATTTGATGAATTTTCTTCAAATGTCTCATTTGGCTTCTTGGTTAAGAGGTTTTCTGTATATACACAATCTACATCTTTATGTGCATATAGATATTTTGCTAGTTTCTCTGCAAATTCAGGAGACTTTCTATCATCCATATTGGCGTTTGATACAAACTCACCACTTGATTCTTTAATTGCTAAATTCCAAGCTGCATAGATACCCGGATCTTTATCCAATTTGATATACTTGATGTTGTTTGGGTATTTGTCTAGCCAAGGCTTAACTAGCTCGTCTTCATTTTGTTCTGAGGCGCAATTTACCAATACAAGCTCACACTTGTCTTTAAAGATGGTTTGTCTTGTAATATCTTGCATAAATCCTTCAAAAAATTCTTCACTATTAAACATAGATGTTATAAATGAAATCTTTGGAAGATCTTTTACTTCTATATCAGAATAATCAAAGAAATCTTGATCTTTTAAGATTAATCTTAAGAATTTATTGTATTTTCTAGCCTCTTCAAACTCTTCACAAACCCACTCTTTAAGCTTATCAGCCTTAGATTTTGCAAGGCCGTAGTTCTTGTGTACATCCTCCATTGCCTTCTTACATGCAAAAAAGTTTGGGTATGCCCAAGACATATCAGGATGAATTAAGTTCTGAGAAACTGCGGCCTGATCTACTTTGTCCAGCTTGTAAGGTACCTTTGTGAAGAAAGAACGCTTTTTGGCATCCTTTCCTTTAGGAGCATAAAGGAAATCCTTTTGACCACCAAAATCATGAGTTATCACAGGTAAACCACAATACGCTGCCTCAAAAAGAGGCAGGCCATAACCTTCGCCATGACCAAAGTTCACAATCGCCTTAACCTTATCATTCATATAAAGAGAGTGCATCTCATCGTTGGTCAAGTATCCATGTAAGAGATAGACTTTGCACTTTGCATCAGGATATTCATCCTTTACCTCTTTTATGTCTTTGCTAACATGGTAACGATCAAGAGTGGAATTTCTCAGCTTCTGTGTTTTTAGAATCAGCCCAACCCCTGAATCATTCTTGAATTGTTCTAAAAACGCACGGAGCGTTTCTCGAATGTTTTTTCTTGGAGACCACTGTGCAACACATAAAAAGTTAAAATCTGTGGTTAGATCTAGACTAAGATCGACATTTTTGTATTCTTTTACGGGGTAGTGTGCAACTTCAACTGGCTTCTCACACTTAAGAGCTAATTCATTGCCGAACTGGTCTTTAGCTTCGTAGACTGCATTTATAATGCTTTCTTTTGCGAACTCCGAGGGTACGATAACTTTATCGCAGATTTCATTGATCTGAGCTAGCCATTCTGGAGCCACCTTATCTGTTTCGATACCAGCAGTCACTCCAATGTTAGTACAATTAGGCACATGATAAGCTTTAAACTCAGGAGCAATCGTAACCATGATATTCAAATCAATCATGAGTTTTCCCTGTTGAACCGATGCTGCGGTGCGGGCAATATCTTCGTCAATCGCTTGTCGCTCTGGGGTGCTATCCCACATCCAAGCGGATTGGCCCCAATTAACAGGTTTAACATATACATCAAAAAGGTCGGGCCGGGCTTTCAAAGCACGCCACACAAACCGGGCGTGCTCGCCATAGCCGGAATGCGTAAGAATGGGGCCTGTTAACAATACTCTCTTTTTCATCTTATACCTCTTTTAGTTCCCAAAGTGCATAACCCTTTCTTGTATCCCATGATCCATATTTCTTATGGATCTCTTTAATGAGTTCCGGCCAGCGCTTTACAATATTCTCAAAATTATAGTTCTTTACTACATGAGCACGGCCCTTTCTTCCTAACTCTCTTCGATCCTCAGGAGACATCTCATACATCTTCTTGAGAGCAGCAACAAAGTCCCTCTCGGCTACACGATCTTCATAGATATATGGCACGTTCTGAGTGCCCACGATGATCTGCGAGGCAGGGTCAATGCCAACACCGAACTCGCACTTTCCATCTGTTATTTGCTCTTTCAGGCCGCCCGTCTTGTTAACAATGACGGGGCGTTCACAGGATAAAGACTCAAGCGTCGATAATCCAAAGCCTTCAGCATCAGAAATGTTTATTGTACAATCTGCAAGGTTATACATCATTGCTAGCTGCTCAGGAGGCATTTTAGTGGTTGAAAAAGAAACCTGCCCCTTATCCAAGCCAAATCTAGATAAAATATCAGTAAGGTTTGGACCGTTTGGATCGTGAGGCTCCGTGTGCATTAATAATTTTGCCTTATCGTGCCCTACTTCATCCAAGAACTTACCAAACCAATAAATGACTGTGCCAGCCAGCTTTCTTCTGGCGTTTCTATTATTCCAGAAGAAAATAAACTTATCTTTGTCTTCTTTGAGATTATCTGTTCTGAGTTTGTCTACGACCTCGTCCGTATGGGCCTTAAAGACCTCACTATGGACTGAATGAGGAAGGTATTCTCTATCCGTTTCAGGGGATACCTCAGAAACAATCTCATCAGTTACCTTAGAAATGGTTACAATTTTATCTGTTGAGTCATAGTATGGCTTGTTAAACAATGGCGCTGGGTGGTTATCCCAGACATGATAATAAACCATAGGCATTAAGGGTCGAATCTCATCCTCGATAGCCCATAGCCACTCAAAATATCTTGGGTCTGTCATAAACCATAAAACATCTGGCTTGTGCATCTTGATGACTGTTCTAACAATGTCTGGAGTTCCAAATTTATCAACTGGGTATGTGATCCAAGCGTCGCCGTATTCTTTTGTTTTGATTGGATTATAGTTATCGTGTTTTAATAATCCGCCCAAGCTTACTATCTCAAATTCTCCTGTCTTTAGAAGAGACTCGATAAAGATTTTTGTTTGGTGAGCAACGCCAGAAACCGAAAACGGCATATCTGATATTGTCATAACTTTAATTTTTTTCATTTACAATACTCTGTTTTATAAAAATCGCATCTACTGCACGATGTTCTGTTTTTTATTAGAAAACCGGAATCAATATTATAGATGGCGCTTGAAAGAAGTTTAAGAGCGTTTTTGACCCTTTTTGACCCACTTGTTATCTTGAATAGCTCTGTATTGTCTTTTTTCGCAGTCCTTTTCAGGAGACCAAAATACACATCGATATTCTCAGGGGGTATATCGTGCTTTTTCGAGAAAAAGTGCTTATAGAGAACTAGTTGGTAGGCCTTCATTTTGTCGGTCCTCTTTTTTGAGTCCCAGCCCCACGAACAAGACTTCCAATCGATCATAATAATTCTACCATTTCGATCTTTTATCACTAAGTCAACGAACCCTTTGAAATCGACATCATCTTCCCCATCAATTGGAACCTTCAGCCTTTCCTCTACTGAGAAGATTTCGTAGTTTGGGAAATGCGAGTCTAGTGTGGGCCTAATAAGCTTACACAGGATAGAGCCTTGTTCGAGCATCGCCAAGACAAGATCTTTGCGAATTTCTTTGTCTTCTTTAGCATATGACTCTTTCACCTCTTTGATTTCTTTAAAAAATTCATCATTAAAATGAGGCACTCCATCAAACGACTTATCGGATTTTGCTATCATTTCAGCAGCAGAGTGGATTGCTCTACCAAAAGCAGTGAACTCGGTGACGCTGAATTTGTCTACATTGTCAATGTATCGTAGCTTGTACTTGTGCGGGCATGTATTCCATACGTCAAGCTGAGAATAGCTTATTTTTTCCATGCTTTTATTATCTCAAATTTTAGTTTATTTGTAAAGTTCTTTTTCTAATGTACTTAGCTTGGTAAAGAGAACTGGGCAATATTTTTTAAGGTAAGAGCGCCCATTTTCTTTACAATAATAAGCTTCAAACCCTTCAGCGTAATATTCTTCCAATGAAGTGCAGGCATACGCTGACGGAAATGTTGCGCCGAGGAGCGAGTTAATCTTTTGATACCCTACAATATTGAAAAAATATTCATCAAGCAAGTTGCTATACTCTACCATAGCATAACTGCGGCGGGGAATTTCATCGTAACCGGCACGGTGTAAAACTGATGCCATCTTCATTCGCTTTGAAACGAACTCGTTTTTTAATTCACCGTCCATGAATACATGTTGCCCATAGCGTTCTTGTAGGGCATGTGATAATTCATGAACTATGTCATTTATGCAGTCCTTTTCATTTTCTTGCTTATCGGATAGAAAAATACAGCGGCTTTCCCTATCATAGTAGGCATTGATCATTCGCTCATTATATTCAGCTTCATTTGTAAAACAAACTTCGATGATATCGTTGAATGCTTTACGGGGAATGTTAGCTTCTATCCAATCTTTAATCAAAGAAAGGTTTAAGCGTTGACCAATGTTGATTTGATCTGACACCGGCACGCCATGAATACTTTGTTTTCTATTTGCACTTTCTTGTATATACTTTAACAACTTAAAGAACCTTAGCAGCTAGTGTTGCAACGTTTGACCGCTCACCTTTCTTCAGAGTAATGTGTCCTGCGATAGCATGTTCTTTAAATTTTTCGACCGCATAGGACAGCCCATTAGTGGTAGCATCCAGATAAACAGTGTCGATCTGCTCAATATCGCCAGTTAATACAATTTTGGTACCCTCGCCCACCCTTGTAAGGATTGTCTTTAACTCGTGAACAGAAAGGTTCTGCGCCTCATCAATGATAATGAAAGCATTGGCTATAGATCTTCCTCTGATATACGTCAAAGCCTCCATTTCGATTAATCCTTTGTCCATGTAGATATCAAGAGTTGTTCTATCATCTCCGATAAGGAACTTTAGATTATCCTGAATTGGGGCTAGCCACGGGGCGAGCTTTTCTTCAACTGTGCCGGGGAGGAAACCAATATCCCTTCCCATTGGCATGATGGGTCTGGATACTACTAATTTCTTGTAGCGGGCCTGATCTGCATTTTCGGGCGGCTCTAAAACCTGTTCCATACCGGCGGCTACTGCTAAAAGGGTTTTGCCACACCCCGCAGCGCCGATCAAAGAAACGATTGGAATGTTGGGATCGAGCAAAAGGTCTAGAGCGAAAGACTGCTCTTTGTTTCTTGGGCGAACACCAAAAACACTTTTAGAGCTTGACTTAGATCGAACTTTGAGCAAGGGCGTGTTATAGTCTGCAAATCTCGCAAGTGCAGTCTTTTTTTCGTTAGAGGAAGATACCAGCATTACAAACTGATTTGGTAGCAACTCTTTCTCTTCCTTGTCGATATAAACATCGTCGCCCGAGTAGTAACGATCAATGATTTCATCATCTACTAAGTGCTTGGTAAAGCCAGTGTATAAGTCGTCCTTTTCGGAAACAACTTGATTGATATTATAATCTTCGGACTTTAACCCTAGAGCGTCACATCGGACTCTCAAATTAATGTCTATTGAGACTACAATTACTTTCTTGTTTTCCTTCTGTAATGAAAGAGCACAAGCAAGAATTACATTGTCGCTGTCGTTTCTATTGGCTTCATCCGGTAAAAGACTTATATCCGATGTTTTGCTATATAAAAGCCCCTTTCCCTTTTCTATCCTTACTCCTGTGAGCAATGAGCCCTTGCCCCTTAATTCATCAAGGTGTCGTATTGCTGCTCTTGCGTTTGCACCAACAGTATCTTGCCTTTTCTTATGCTTATCTATCTCTTCAAGAACCTTTAATGGGACTACAATATCTGATCTTCCAAACTTCTTGAAAGCTACAGGGTCAGACAAATATACATTAGTATCTAGGATGTAAGTTTTTTTAGTTGCCATTATACAATCTCGTCAATAATACCCATCTTCAAGCACTCTTCAGCAGTAAACCATCTGTCTTTTTTAAGAATTTCGTTAAGATCTTTCGCACTAATCTTAGTGTGATCTTTGTAGATTTTCTTAATCTGCTTCATGAAGGAGTCAAGGTTTTCTACCTCTTCGACAATATCCTCGAACTTGCCCCACACGGCAGATGAAAGCTGGTGAATCAATAATCGGGAATTTTTAAACATAAACCTTTTATCTGCAACAACAGAGATCAAAGTAGCTGCCGATGCAGCATGGCCATCAATATATGTGTGTACAGGCGTAACAGAATTTACAATCGTATCCATCATCGAAAATCCATCTAGTAAAGATCCGCCATCAGAACTGATATGTACCCTTATTGGTGGTGGTGTTGCTCTATATCGAACACCAAACATTTGTAGATCTGTGTCGAGAGTTCTCACTGCCTTATTAAATAGTTTTGCATTAGGACCATCAACATTTCCATAGAACATAATACTGTTATCAATTGTTTCTACCGGAGCATTGGAATTATTGTTACCGCCGCCGTGATCTCCTAACAAAATAATTTGTTGCTGAGGTGTCTCGTTTGCCATTTCTTCTTTGGTGTCGGCGCTGCACCAGTATTTCTTGCCTTGTTGCATCTTTTTTCCTTTGTGTTAGTTCTTTACTAGCGTATTGTACTTTTCAATATTATATAGGACTTCATACAAACCTACAAGCCTGAATCCTTCTAAATCCTTCCTTGAGGTTAGTGCCTTGTTCAATTCTTCATAGGCTATATTGAAGTTTTCACATTTCACATCAAACGAGCTGGCTCGATCCATTTGGTCGTTGTAAAGATGAACTTTGTATACTTTATTTGTCATTGTTTCCTCCTTTAAATTTTATCTGGATGGTATGAGAACTGAATTGAAGCTAGACCATTATCGCAGTTCTCAGTAATATGCTTCTTAAATTCTTTATCTGAAGGGAAGTACATTGTATTATCGCCTTCGTAAAGGCTCCAAACTCCTAAATCATTCAGAACGTCCATCTTGTTTATTACTAAATGAGTAACGTAGTTCATTTTAATGGATTTCTTTAGAAAGTCTAAATTGAGCCAGTTACATTGCCTTGCTCTTCCAGTTGTTGAACCATACTCATTACCATACAACTGTAGCTTTTTGAAAACAGGGTTGGTGGGCTGGAACCTTTTCATGCCAACATAAGTCTCATATGCTTTACAAACGCCATAAACCTTACGAAGAGAGGACGGCTCTATAGCATTCAGAAAGATTGAGGCAGTAGTGCAGTGACTTGAGGTTACAAAGGGGTAATCTCCCCAGTCAATGTCAAGGCCAAATGCCTGCGCTCCCTCACAGAGTATTCTTGGGTTTTTGTGGTCGTGGTAGAATTCTCTATAAAGATCAATTAAGTACTCTTTTAGCTCAGGAACATCTTCGGCTCGCAAACCTGTCCTAGCATACTTGTCTGAGTATGCAGGCCCGTTTCCTCTTTTTGTTGAGCCAATCTTCTTATCCTTTAGATCTAGCTCAAGATGCTCATCTGTGATAATGTGGGCATTTTTAGCAATAAAAATAAGCCCCTTGGTCTTTACACCGTTGCTGTTTAGATAGTCTAGTTCTTTCTTAAATTGAGCAATGTTTACTACACAGCCGTTGCCTATAATAGACTTAATCCCAAAGAATACACCGGCTGGAATGTGATGGGTCACAAATTTTTTTCCATTATGGATTATAGTGTGCCCAGCATTACATCCTCCGTTAAATCTTAAAACATGAGAATAGTGGCCTTTCTTGCACAGGTGATGAGTAACCTTTCCTTTGCCTTCATCACCATATTGTAAACCTACTACTACGTCTGTGATCATTATATTGCCTCTGTTAGAAATCTTAATTTTTTACTTTTAAAATAAAAAAATTCTGCGTGTTCTATGCACCAGAATTTATAAGCAGTAAGTTTTACCTTACCATACAATCGTAATTTTTCTTTAGCTATAAAGATATAGCTAGAGTCTTTAGTTACACAATGCTCAGGTCTAAGATTATTAATATTTATCCAAGTACCTTTATCGTGAAAGGATAATAACTTTATTACTTCTTTTCCTTTATCATCTTTATATTTTACATATATTGGATATAAATTACTTTTTTTATTTACTTTGTAAATGTTACCTACTTTCAATTCTGTAACTTTCATTTACGTTTTTGATTGTGTCATATTTTGAGAGATATTTTAAGGCTACTTCTTTTCGATGTTGTCTTCTGGAATATAAAAGTAGTAGTTAAAGCGATCTTTTACAAGAGCCTGAAGGTTTTCTTTACTTACGCCTAAGATGCGAGCCATGTGGACACCGTTACGACTCACCGACATACTATAGCGGATTACTGCATCTTTTGTGATGTCGCCCATCGATCGCAATAGATTAACACCGTAAAAGCGGCCCTTCAAGAGTCTACCAGAAATTTCTAATTTCAAGGCAATCAACTCTTCTAAGGAAAGCTTGGCAATAAATTGCTCAAAGTCCTTAGAGGACTTGTGTTGTTCAATTAATTTTTTTGCGTTTGAGAAATCTGGTATGTGATACTTATATCTTCTTACCGGCTCATCTTTTGCTGACATTTTTCATCATCTCTTTCAATGATTTTATCAAAAAGTCGTCGATACTTAAAGAGCTGTTTGGGCTTTTCGACTCCTCAAGTTGATTCATAAACTTTTCTGCTGATGAAATTGGAGTGCTATTGATATTTGTTGCATCTGTGCCGGTTATTTCCCTCTCAGCAAGATTAAAGCGGATCTTAATTTGAGTAATGAGGGTGGAAATGAAATCCTTAACATCAGTCGCATCAGTAAGCATGTTAACGCCGTCTTTTACGGCAGCGATTGCCACTTTAACGTCTTCTGACGCCAATTCACGACCTGTATCGTCCAAACCAGAAATCTGAGGCATCATTTCTTCTTGTTCTGGATCAAGTACTTTCTGTGCTGCCTTTTCTTTCTTAACTTTGGCTTTTTCGTCTGGAGTGACAGGCATTACTTCACCTTCTGGGTCAATCTCCCCTTCCTGTTCATCTGCGTCCAGATCTAGATTAAGATCGCCAAGCTCGTCATCTTCTTGCTCAGACATTAGCTCATCTTCAGCAGGTGGCGGTTCTTCAGTTTGATCTGGGGCCTTTGAAACTGTAAATTTTTCTCCTGAGGGCTCGCCTCCCACGGCGAGGCCAACAGGTTCATCAGTAGTCGATAGATCTAGGCCTTTCTTAGCAAGAACAGAAATCATGCTATTTTTAATAGCCTGAATATAGTGAGCGGCATAAGAAAGTCTTTGCTCTTTTGACGAAGCTAAAGTTTTGTACTGGGTTGGAAGACCTTTAATAAATTTTTCAAGTGTTTTGGCAGCGATATTGGTACCAGTACTTGAAGTCAGTTCGTTATCGGCCAACTCTTTCAGGAGCTTTGATTCTAGAATTTTACCTCTAATGTATTTTCTGAGAACCCTTTCTTCTAAAAGCTTGCCTCTTTTGTATTTTTCGACTATTTCGTTCTTGCTTTTCATGTTATAATTAGGCTCCTTTCCTGTAAGTATGCTGAAGATCTTTTGAACGTTTTCAGGATCGACAGAGTCTGGAACAAATTTAGTGAATTCCTCATAGTTTCCAGACTGGATTGCCGCTCTCATATCTGTAGCACTTACTTTAGCATCTTCAGATGCGGCTAATGGGTCTACTACTACAGCCTCTACATTAAATCTCTTGTCTACCTCGCTAGCATGGTAATTAATAACTCTATCAGCAACTTTAGTATGTTTTGGGTCTGCTTTCGATGCTGCAACTAAAATATCAGCATTATCTTTTGCGACTTCAGCGGCAATGAGACCAACTTTAACCATTGGGCTGTTGGATAGGATCGGCTGGCCAGCTATTCCTTTTTTTATGTTTGCTGGTGTGTCGCTGTAGGTCTTACCAGTGGCGACTTTATCAAAGTATACTAACTCAACCAACCCCAATAGACCTTCTTCTTCAAGCATTATCTCGAAAACTTTTTCTGCTTGCTCAGCGGTTACAGTCCCTCTTGTGTCCTTTCCAGATACAATATAGACTTGATCAAGCGGGCCGGCTTTTTTGATTGCTTGTTTTATAAGCTCTATATGCCCTTTGTGCGGTGGCTTAAATCCACCGGGGATGAAAAGAATACTGGATAGCTCACGCTCTTTTGATTCTCGGATCACTGATCTATTGGCCCTCGTAAACTTGCTTCTATCGACCAACTTTATTGTAGTCCCTCCCAAGGATATAACGTAGCCCTCACCGATTGGTATGTCCCCAATCGATGCCCGTATTTGGTCATTCTTGGTATCTAGCGAGGCAACAATGTCGTTCTTCACTTCCATTAACGCCATGTAACATTCGAAGAGGTCGTTGACCTTCGATTTATGATCTTCAACGAGTGATTTAATTGATTCTTTTTTTGAATTTGTAAATTTACTCTGTGAGTCAATCCAAGGTAAAAAATTACTTGCCAAATTATTAAAATCATTAGCTGTCTGAAAGTTAATATACCTGTAGAATATATTTGGCAAATCGGATAGGCGTGCCGCTGAAAAGTCGCCAGCCATAAAATCTAAAGAATCCTTACAAGAATTTATTTTTGCTTGGACTTTAGACAGTTTTCTTACATCGAAATTGATATCCGTATCGGAATGAACTGGGCTCAACAACAGTACATCGCCCAATAAGGTGTTTGAAAAGTCCGTTAAAGGTTTTTTTTCTCCGCCCAGTTCAATCATGCCATGAACAGCAATTGCTAGCTCTGACTTTGATATGTCTCGGCCAAGATCTGAATCAGCCTTAACCGTGTATTCGACTACATTCGGCTTAAACTTATAATGGCCATCTAGTAGTTCGGGTCTATTAAAATAAAGTAAGTCTCCGAAATAATATCCCTGAAAGTTCTCTGGAAAGTTCTTTTCAACTAGAGAAAAAGCTTCTGTCATTTTATTCGCAAATTGAATGTATGACTCCGAGGGCTCCTTTCCCTTATCTCTATGACGCTTGTTCAAGAGAACGTCTTGCATCTGCTCGGGGCTTTTCACTTTACCGTCATAGGATTTGACTACAAACGCATTTTTGTCAGCGAATATAAATTCGCCGGATTCATCACGTCCAAATATAACAGCAGGGGAGCCGTCCCATTTTAGAGTTGTGCTGTTTTTCTCTTTCAATGCTTTTTCGATTAAATCTAAAGCTGTCAAAGCCCCCTCGGAACCTTGCCAAAGCATTAGATCCTCAGGATGGTGGATTCTTCCTTTTGGTAGGGTGCCCTCTGTGACAAGATCGTTTTCTGTACTGTTGCGATGAGGCAAATCGACTACATTATTGACCATTTGATGAATTACTTCATAATCTTCTTCGCTGACGTTTTGTTCATCATTTATATATTTGATGAGATTGTCAATAGAGGTCATTTGGTCTTTGCTAAGTTTTCCATCGAAAAGTATTTTAACTATCTGATCAGGATCACTAATCTGTTCTTTTGTCTCTCTGCGCTTTAAACCAGTAAAACCGCCCCAAGCGTATCCTTTTGTTTTGGCTATTGCATTTAAAAGGACGTGCCTATGATGGCCGTTATACTTATCTCCGTACTCAGGCTGCGTTGACCATTTCATAAAATCAACATCTCCAAACATAAAATCAGTTTGGACAAAGCCGTTAGATTCGTCGCCTAGGATTGGAGTTTTAAAATGTACAGAATTTCCTGAATGGGCGATCCATCCTCGTAGAGTCTTTTTTAACTCTTTCAGCCTTTTTCCCTTTGCTGATGGCAATTCTGATAATCCAAGCTCGGGCTTATTCTCTATTAACCACTTTAATAAAATAGCAGTTAGATCATCTTTGTTCGAGGAGTCATAACTAACTGCTATATCTAAGTCCCCTGAGGTTTCTCTTTTCCCAGTTGTGCCTAGTTTATTGTTTACTAGTGGCAGACCAGTTAAATCCTCTAGCCATTGCAAGGTTCCATCTACATTTTCTCTTTTAATGCGCTTTGTTGCAGGTTCTTTTTCTGGCGTCTTGAAGATGTTGCCGCCCTCTTTTAAAGAGCGCTTATTATTTCCGAAATCATCATCGGCCCAGCCAGATATACCTCCTGCTACGCTCCCGCCTGCCATAGAGGAAATTTCTTCGAGCTTCTTGTAATTATAATGGATATCCTGTTCGGCAGGGTCAGCGGCATCACTAGCAGCTTCTTCGGATTCGGACAAAGATTTAGTTATTTTTAATTTTAACATTTCCGAGCAATCTTTCAGTTAGGATTCTTGAAAGCATCTCATTACGATCTGCTTTTTGATTTTCACGCAAAGGTCGCTTTTTACTCTTTTTGGAAACCTCGGCTTGGTCAAATGCTGGATCAACGTTCTCATTAACCCCGAAGCCGGATGCGGCGGCTCTTCTCCTTTTAAAGTCTGCTAATTGCGCTTTGTGCTGCCTTTCAGCCTCTCTTTTAAGTGGTCCCGGTGGCATACGGTCAATTCTTCTCCGATCGGCTATTAACTGGTCATACTCTTTACTAAGATCGGCAGATTTGGCAAGGGCTGTATTTGTACTGCCAGAGCTTGGCGCCGCCCCCTTAGCAGGAGCGGACTTGACATTCTTGCCAGCCTCAGCCTTCTTGCCAGCCTCAGCCTTTTCATCTTCTCTAACTTCTAACCAAGTTTGTAACCAAAGTGTAATAGCAGATACACTCTTTTCAAAATCACGATTTCTTTTTGGAAAACCTGAATGCTTGCGCCGCAATTTATTTATTGCTCTTTGTGTTTCTCTATTATACTTACCGGTAACTTTAATTTTCATGCCGGGGTCTTTAGTTTCTTTATGGTAGTCTTCAATTGCTTTCTGGAGCGATATTATATGTTTACCTTCTCGTTGTTTCTTCGATAGCCGGGACTTCTTGCCGCCGCTGGCCCGAAGGCGTCGAACACGGCCCCGCCATAGAAAGGGAGTAGCTTTATAAAGGGCAGCGAACGCCTTGCGGTCGTCGAGTGCTGCAATTTCCCTCCTAACAGATTTAACTGTTGGAGCTTCCATACTTAGAGGACTTGAATCAGATAATTTTTTTAGTTGTGCGATAGTATTAAGAAGTTTCAGGTCTACATACGCAACTTTGTCTGGTTCAACTCCTATTCTTTTTGCTACATCTTGTCTGTCTATTATTCTTCTTTCCAGTTCTTTTTTTTCTGCAGGTAGCAAGTCCGGGCCTTGGTCTTTCCGGCGCTGCTTGTCGGCTGCAAAAGATTGATTTATGTTAGGGGCGGCGCCCACTTCGTTCACTTGTTTTTTGTTTTCCTTCATTTTGTATTGGTCCTCGAAGTCACGGAAATTCATAAATTTTCGGATATTTTCAATATTTCCTTTTTGGTATGCTTCGTTTTCTAAGCTCCGCATCGTTTCATCAGTTTGGGCATAGCCTT